TTATCTGAAAGGTTATGCAAAGTTAAATAGTTTTTACGGGGGCAGATTGCCCCCCTTTTTTTATATTTAATATGGTGAGCGTGAATGAGCCGCGTTGCGGCCTTCATTCACGATCGCGCTTGCGCGTGGATTTTTTTCGGACCCGGTCTAGGTCTTTTGTCAACCCTGCTGAGCGGAATGAAACATTTGGGCCAGAGTACCTGCATCATACACAGGTACGCAAAAGCCTGGCCAAGTCTTTTTTGAGACTCACTTTGAGACTGAGCATTAAGTATCCCGTCAAGCGGATTTATTTTAAGAAAATTAGATTTTCCATTTTTCAATTATGGGAAAAGATTTTCAAATTTTAAGAAAATTGCCGATCAGTGAAGAAGTCGGCGGATGAATGATGAGAGAGAGAAGGAGTAGTGTAGAGGCATATACTATAACTAGTTATTACTAGTTAGTTAAATAGAATATTCAATTACTCTGTAATTGAATATTTAAGACTATTAGTTAATAATAAACCATTAGTTATATATTATATAATATATATTATATTAAGACTTGTTACCTAAGGGGTTATTGGTTTCAAAAATGTACTAAGGGAAGTAGTAAAGGCTATCATTTAGGGGTATAAATTGGATAATAGAGAGAGTTAATAAGGGGTTAGGATGTAGATATTGTAAGGGTTTTAGGGTTAAGGGGAAGATGGGATAAATAGGTAGGGAGGGGAATTCGTATGAGTGAGATGGGATAAGAGTTATGAGACTCAGTCTAAGACTAGGGGTCAAAAATAGAACTAAGGTCTAGAAGGCTCTCTAATAGGCTTTCAGAAGGCTTTATAGGGGAATGGGTTCATCAAGGGTTATACAGGTCTTCTAAGGGCTTCTAGACACCTCTCAGGGGATTCTAGGATCAATCTTTCACTACGACTTACATGCAGACCCTATGAAATGTTCTTTTGGCTACAAAAAATAGTTTTTATTGAGAAAAAAAAATTCTTATTGAGAATGGTTAAGGGCTAAACGGTGTGGGGGACTATAGGGGGTAATCTAAAAGAATCTTTCTTCAATCTTGGTTTTAATTAATAATATAATAATCTATTAGTTAAATAGCAAAGGGTAGTCTTAGGAAACCCCTAGGGGTAGTCTTAGGAAACCCTAAAGGTAGTCTCAGGATACCCCCTCTCTATAAAAGGTAGTCTCAGGATACCCCCTTTATTGAGAAAAATAATTCTTATTGAGAATAAATAAGACGGCAAACGGAACAATATGCAAGCCTTGAATGGGATATGCTGTCATCTCAAACCCGTTTAAGAGTTGAATTTATTTGTGAAAGAATAAGGGTTGGAGCTTCAGTTGAGTTCAATGATATGACCTGGATTCAAAAATGGGCAGATAGAAATCCAACTGTTGATAAGATGTTGAGACAGGCAAGGAGAGCTGCTGTACAGGGTGATGATCCAAGTGATATGGATCAATTCTGTCAAGCATTAGATATTGGTGAACCTGATCCGAGTGATCATTTAGTTGGACCACAGGATCCAATTACGTTAGCTGAATGGTTTGGGAATAAGAGGAGATGGTTCAGGGGAGAGGGTAATTAGGATAATTAAGAAATCATAAAGGGTCCACGGGGATTATTGGGTGGTGCTAAAGTCCATGGGCTTTTGTTTTTTCAATGAGCTACTACACAAAGAATGTCGACGAGAAAGAGTATTATATTAAACTTGCAAGCAGACCAAATAGCAAAAAAAAATTTAGCAAATACAAGGGAGTAACAAGTAATAATAATCCGAAGAAACCATATCGAGCATCATTAGCTTATCAAGGTAGAAGATGGTTTATTGGTGCATTTGAGAATGAGATTGATGCCGCGAAGGCATGGAACAAGTTGGCATTACATGTAATTGGAAACCATGCGCTGATCAATGTATTTGATGATACCGAAGAATAGGTATTTATACTTATTGTTACAGGTGCTCGACGCGGTAAGTTTTGGCATTACGGTAGCTGGGTTCTCAAGGACGAATCCATGTCCATTCAAAAACCCAAGGCCTACCGCGTTGTTCTCGATGCAGAGGTTGGCGGTCATTCCACGATGATTGTTGCAGGTTGCGTTGATGAGGATGAATGCATTAAATTTGTCAATAGGGCAAAGCAAAAAGGGCAAACGATTCACAGTATTCATGAGGCATCTGCCAGGGTCGCCAAGTTTGCCTGAGGCCTGAAAGGTCAATAATTGTGAAGGGGTTGCGCAAGCGACCCCTTTGCTGTATGATTAGGGAGTCGTCAAGGGCAAGCCCCATGAACACCACCATCGAGGTGATCAATCGATCCCTAAAGAGACAGGACAAAGAGGTCGTAGCCTGCTTCGAAGGGCAGCCTGGGACCTTCTATCAAATCATTGATCGATCCACGGAACTTCAGGTCAGCCCTGACTTTGACACTCTTGATCAAGTCATCCAATTTATTTCTGATTACTGGAACTGAACATGACTATTAAACCGCGTCACGAGATCATCCGTGACATCATCCAAAAAGCTGGTTCTAAGTTGGTTTCTGTCAACTTCCTAAAGAAGGATGGCACTGAACGTCAGATCACATTCAATCCCCGTGATTGGAACGAGATCAAGGGTACTGGTAGTACCTGCGATGATCCGAATATCTTCCGGATCCGTGAAGTAAACAACAAAGAGGAGGGTAAGACTACATGGCGTAGTTTTGATGCCACCAGAGTGCTGCGGATCCGTGCAAATGGTTCTGAGGCTATCTGGGAGAGAGTTGAGAACTGAAGGTTTTTTATCAAGCAATTTATCATTGAAATCGATGACTGATTACAAAATCAAAGACGGAAAGTGGAAAGAGCATTCACTCCATCCCGAAGTGAAAGACATTTCACTAATCGCTCTTAAAAGAGACTTGAAGTTATTCAAGAAATATGAACAACTAATTGCCAAGCGTCGCTTACGCGCAGTGTTGAGAAAACTTTATAATGACATTGGAGAAAAGTATTTCTTCGAAGATCAAGTAGCACAAGAAAAAGGCAAAAAAGAAGATTTCTGTGCTGTTCTCGTATGTAATATCGATAAAGTGACAAATGCAAGGCTCCCTGTCTCTCGTGAAGCACTAAAAAAAACAATAGATAATAAGGATATTTTAGATTTGTATTCTGAAAAGCCAAATAAAGGATTTAAATGATGACGACACAATCAAAAAATTTTCGATTTGCGACCATGCCATCATTCATTGTGGATGATCCACATCCTAATGAATATGTTTGTGAGGACTGGTATCCACGTTATGGTCATATTTATCGCGCTGCAGCGATGAGTGACGAGGTGGTAACGACGCCAACGGGCGTTTCCTGGGCCTTGGAGAGGGTTACGTTTGTTAGATGGAAGAATGGAACGCTTTATAAAATTACGCGGTTTGGATGGCCTTTAGCGCTTGTCGGATTGAAATTTGAACAAGCAAAAGCACATCCCATTTATTCGGAGTTAATGAATTAAAATGACGACACAATCAAAAAGCCTTCGATTTGCTGATGAGTTGGCAAGTAATCCATTTGCTTGGCCTGGTGGTTATCCAATGTTTGCGATGACAAGTGATGCAGGTGTCTTGTGTCATAAATGTTGCAAAACAGAAAGAGAAGCGATTGGAACAACCACAGGTTCAGATGGATGGTGTATTCTAGGTCTTGACATCAATTGGGAAGAAGAAGATTTATTCTGTGACCATTGTTCTGGTCAGATTGAATCGGCGTATGGCAATGATCCCGAACAGGAGAATTGAATGATTACGAAACCAGATCCACTTGCTCTTGGACCAATTCTTTATACTCAAACTGTAAATAGATGGGTTAAGGAAAAACCGGAGATCCTTTATCGAATTCATGATTATCTCGTTCAGTATATTGACGGAGATTGGGGCGACTTAGACGAAGACGATTGGCAGGCAAATATTGATACGATTCGACGAAAAACACCAAATGGGCGACTGATGGGTGCTTACAAATTGACAGATGATAAAAGGTTATGGATTATTACAGATGGTTATGGGATGCAAGATGAGGGAGTAAGCTGTTGCTATACAACAATTCTTTCACCAGACGATTACTAATGAAAAACGAGAACACTGCCTCTGCAACTAATCTGCCAGATCCTGCTTTCTGGCTGTTGGAAAAGTGGGAGACGCTATGGGTTGACGAAGAGCCAGAACTTCGCGACTTGTTGGTCGAAGCTTTTAGAGCGGGCTATCAGGCAGGTTATCAAGATTGTGAAGCAAAATACGAGGCTGCTATGTCCGACATTGTTTTCCCTACTGATCTGGAGCTCGACAACAATGACTGAAGTTGAAATGAAAGCCTTTGGTGGTGCTCGCGAGGATCTTAGTATTGGACAAAAAGATTTAGCAATCGCATTAGCAAAAACAATTCTTGATGCCTATGAGGGATATTGAAGTGAGCAGATTTACAGAAAATCCTGATGAGATTGTGCTTCAAGACATTCAGATGTTTCATCTGGAAAGCATGAATGAACGCACACTTTGGATTGGTGTTTATACTGAAAGTGATAAAATCTATCACCTGAACATTTCTGCGGATGGTGATAAACTTCGTTATCATTGGAGTGATGAAACAGTATAACTAACAAGAAAGAGAGTGAGAGAGAAATCATTCCCCATAACCAATAAAAAAGGGAGCTTTCGCTCCCCCGATCCATCTCGAACACCTCAGTCTTCCAGTTTTCGGGAGATTGAGGTTATTTTATGGCCAGGAAACCGCTTCAAGGCCAGTTCCTGTGCCTCAAACGCGGATTCCGCATTGACAATGACCGTTTCACGGCGAATACCGCGATGCAGTTCAACGACATAAGCCGGCAAATAATCCATAACGATATTGTTTTATCGTTGCTTGATCATTTCATCAGCCAACATGTAGCTGAGGGATGCAACGGTTTCATGGATGTCAAGTTCGCAATCGGCAGCAAACTTTTCAAAGTCGCGGTCAAAATACTTCTGAATAAAAAATTCAAAAGCTTTCATTGCATACTCATCCCTGAGCCACTTCACGTCTTCATTCATCTTCACAGCCCTCATAAGCTTTAGAAGCTGCTTCGATGTAGGAGCGAAGCTTGGACTCAGCTTGATTAATGATTTCATAGCGGTAGTCATCAAATGACTGGCCGACATGAGTAAATTGTGACACCTTAAATTCCGGCATGCGGATCGTCATCTCAACTTCGATGATGTCGCCAACACGTTCCTTAGAGATCGAAACAGTCATGACAGGAAAGCAGTCAGTCCAGTTTATCGCCTTCAACCCACGGCGCACGAATCCGCATCTCGGGCAGTAGTTCAGATGTAGGAGACTTAGTTTCAGTGATCACGGCGGACTCTTTCCAGTCCTTCTCAATCTTATCCATCTCGTGGTGATATTCAATCTCTGCTACGTCGATAGCAACCTTGGTTTTGTAATCAATATAACGTTCTTCTAACCAGAATAATAAAGAAAAAATAAAGAAGTCAATGATTGGATTTCTGGTCTTGCAGCTATCGTAAATTCCCTTAAAAATGTTTAATTTTAATTTCGTTGGAGTGGACTCTAAATCACCCCAAATCGTGTCTTTCGATGCCATTGATCTTACCCTCCTGACGGTGGATGAAGGTTTTCAGCTCATGGAGATATACACGCAAGTCTTCAGCCTTTTCAACATGCCAGGGATCACGCGACTCCATGTAAAGTCGCATATGTTCATCAATTGCTTTCAGGATTTGATGAATCGGGGCATTCCACGCCTCACGATGGGGCGTATTGAATTCACGTTTAGACATTTGTAGACCCCACCATTAGAATCCCTAATGATGAGGTCTTAGTGAAGGGGACTTCTTTAGTTGGCTTCAAGTGCAGCAACGCGAGCCTTTAGTGATTCGATTTCACTGATGGCTTCCTGCAGCGCAGCCGTCAGCAAAGGCACCAGCTTGGACTGGTCGATGCCCTGGTAGACGGGGGTGCCGTCAGCATCGACTTCATCCTTCGTGCCAGTGATGGCTTCGGGAACTACGTCCTGCACTTCATGAGCAAGAAAACCATCAACTGTCTTATCGGGAGTAGCAATAAAGTTAAAACGGCTCGGTTTGAGTTGCCGCAGACGTGTGATACCGTCAATAACTGCAGTGACGTTTTTCTTGAGGCGGTAGTCGGAAGAAGTTGCATATGATGTTGCAGTAGCAGTTACCCCAATCGATCCAACGATTGTATTTGCACGTCTAAATTGAAATACAGTTCCATCACTGCCCTGTCTATTAAACGATCCAGCTTCTGCACTAGATGTTAATGTCAGGAAACCTGTTGGATTCAACATTACACCTATGGTCGTATCTGGTGCTGCAAATGTTGTCCTGCCTATAAGCACCTCTCCATCGCTTGTAATCCTCATCCGCTCTTGGTTAGTCGTCCGAAAAGCGATAGGGGCCGCTTCCTGTGCAATGAGGCGCAACTCGCCAGTGCCTCTGTGCGCAATCGCACTAGTGGTATTGGCACCAGTACCTTCACGAATGACCCGTAAGCCGTAATCGGTATAAGTTGTATCACCAACAAGATCAACATAAGCATTACGATTGCCACTGGCTCCCGCGCCAATTTCTAATTGTGCGTCTCCAGTAGCCGCGCCAATTTTTGCAGCTCCATTGACATCAAGCGCAGCGGCAGGGCTCGCAGTGCCAATCCCTACTTGTCCACTGGAGTTAACAACGAGGCTGTTGACTGGTGCGCTGCCGTTAAACGAATAGGCTTGAGTTGTCGTACCGTCTCCAGCACCTTTGATATTGAACGTTCCAGTTCCTGTAACTCGAAAACGTTCTGTGCCACCAGCGTTCTGAAATGCAAACTCAGCAGTGTTAGGAGAGGCTTGCTTGGCGCTAAGAATAACGCCCCAATTTGCATCAGAATAAAGCTGTCCAGCGGCAAATGTGCCGCCAGTGCCAAAACCAATATTTTGGCTTGATTCAAGTCGAGCTGTAGGACTCGAAGTTCCCACGCCAACAAGGCCAGCGGAGGTGATGCGCATTTTCTCGCTATTATTTGTCGAGAAAAGCATCTGGCTATTGGCGGCATTTGCCTGAACAAAAAGCCAGTTATTGGTGTTGTCCCAAGAAATGTGACTCTGGCGCGTACCAGAGTGCATAAACTCAATGTACTTATACTGATCTGCACTGTTTGCCTGGATAACACCAGTGCTTGAACGCACAGCTCCGTTGCAATCAAAAGCAACTGACGGAGAAGCAACACCAACTCCGACATTCCCATTGCTATCAATGAAGAGGCGGCCAGACCCACCAGTTGCTACCCCTAAAACCCCTGCGGAGGGTTGATAAAGGCCCAGGGTGGGAACGGTGCTGCCACCAGGAATTAAACTGGCACCTGTTACAGTACCAGTTGTTGTTACATTCTGACTGCCGAAATCAGGAGTTACTTTACTACCAGCAATAGCAGCACTTGCGTTGATGTCAACATTATTAATGCTGCCATCTTTAACGCCTCCACCAGATACCTGTGTAAGTGCCATGATGAAACCAAGCTGTATTAGCTTTCCGGATCGGAAGCAATAATTACACTAGGATCATTGGGCCATACAGGATAATCTGGACTGGTAATGTAAGCGTTTAATTCAGCGGCATCTGCAGTAGCTTCAATTATCGCAGCACCAGCAATAGCAGCTAACAGCTCAATCATTACCGGTAGGCAATAAAAAACCCTACGGAAATAGTTTTCCGCAGGGAATTATTTCTTAATCCCTTACCAGGGAATGCCTACAGCCTTAGTCGGTGCATGCTTTTCGTCAAGTTGAGCCTGCAGGGCTGCTTCGATCTCAGCAACCTTCTCCTCGCCAAGCTGATCTTTCACCCAGCCAACGCAGATCTCAGGCGTCAACGAATCATAAGGAATTAGATCACACTCAGGACGCTCAAAGCCCAATGAGCCATATGCGCCTGTAGAGTAACTATCATCACTGGCATCAATTTGATAATGAATTGTATAGACGTAACCGTCACTTGTCTCTCTTTCGAGCTGGGAGACACTCCAGGTAAATTCAGTACTCATGTTTAGAAATGGATCCGGTACAGTGTGCCTAAGTTAGTTTAGTGAAATGTTCGGGTAGCCGATTAGTGTCAAAGACTACGGTGGCTCAGTTTGCTATGCCGAGCCAGGCGCACAGATGAAGGGGACTACGCGTTTTCAAGGGCTGCAAGACGGTCATTTAAGGCTTGGATTTGTGCTGACTGCTCTTGTATAACTTGCTGAAGGTCAGGGGGTCTTGCGGCAATAGTTTCCGAATAAACCGGCGATGGGCTATTCAAATAGTTGAGATGATGCTCAACCAGTTCCGGTACTTCGGATTCATCGTTGGCGACAATGACGTTAAATGTAACTGGACTGCCTTGGAAGTCAGCAGTGATTTCAAAGGCGTTATCGGCGATCTGCCGGGATTGGTAGCTCACGGGAAAACTCCTAGTTGGATCAAGCGTTTGGACGGGTTCGCACGCAGAAGAACCCGAAAGTTCGTGTTGCACCAGTATTATTTGTCCAACGGTAACCGTCAATGCCAACATTGTACGCAAGGCTTCCGACTGTACCGCCTGCAGTTCCAAGACTGGTTACGTTCCCGCCTCCAGCAATCAAGACTTGAGTGTGTCCGCTGCTATGATCATTTATTAAAATTAAACCTGAAAAACTAGAAAAATCTATTGTGCCGTTATTTGCAACGCTGGTCGCACCTTCAGAAGTACTTATCGTGTACTTGCCTGGAGCTTGAATGACGGCGATGCTTCTATCATTTTTAATTCGAAGTGCTTCAGTTGGTGATGACGCACCATCAGCGGTAACCGAGAACACTAGCTTTGTTGGGCAGTCAGCATTCGCCCACGCCTGACCATCTGCGTCTGCTCGAATAGTAGCACCCTCGCGAAATACTGAACCGTCAGAGCCGGTAAACCTTACAACCCCAAGAAACGCACCGTTTGGCAGAGCTGTGTGAGATCCTGCTGTATTGTTATAGGATCTCATGAAGGTTAGACTTGGATTAAATCCAATGTTGTCCGCCTTCCAGCACGTAACCGAATAGCCAGCATCGGCATTTGCCCGTGAAAGTTGAATATCTGTATGGGATAAACCTGCAACGCCATACACACTAGACGTGCCAACTAACAGGCGTCCTGATGCATCAATACGTGCTACTTCGCTGCTGCCTCCATCTTTTTGAAAGATGTGAGGCCCTGATGTCCCTGTCCGGTAGAACATGGGACCGCTTGAGATAAGAAGGCTGTTTGTGGAATCATTCAGTATGTCGAAAGTTGCTGATCCGTTAGATGCTCTGAATTGATTGCCACCATTCCAGTCGCTATGAACACGCGCCACAGGACTCGTAGTGCCAATCCCTACTCGGCCTACGCTGTCTCCGGTTAGAAATGTTGTTAAGGAACCGCTGATGGTATTTTTAAGAAAGACCTTGGCGCTAGTTCTTTCATAGCCAATTTCTGCTGTGCCTTCTCCTGCTCCAGCAGATCCAAACTGCATATAAGAATATGCATTGGCGCCAACGTCAAAGCGAAAGCCGTCTTGTACATTGATTTGAAACTTTGCGACAGGGCTTGAAGTCCCCACGCCTACGAGGCCAGCGGAGGTCACGCGCAGGCGTTCGGTGTTGTTAGTTTCAAGCCGTAATGGATGATTTGTTACTGTACCGACAGCAGCAGCACCTGTAGCATCTGCAGCGTTTAGCTGACTCTTGACACCTCCACTTGAAGTCAAGGATAAATATACGTTTGCAGTTCCAGAAATGGATAGGTTTTCCCCAGGGCTTGAAGTCCCCACTCCCACGAGGCCAGCGGAGGTGATGCGTAGGCGTTCGGTAAGTGTTGACGCTGATGACGTGGTTCTAGTGGCAAAAGCAAGATCACCCGCTGTGTTGTTGCTGCCATCGGTTAGCAGACCTTTGATCGCCGCAAAGGATCCTGCCTGAGCGCCGACAATAAAAGCACCCCCGGCTCCTGCGCTGGCGCTATTGTGGCGAGCGACAATAAAAGAATCGTTGTTGCTTGACGTAGAAAGATTAGCTGTCGTTTGACCGCCATTGTTAAACAAAACAACACCACCCCCTCCACTGATTGCAGCTCCCGCCGAGATGGTTCCGTCACTGTTAATGAAGAGGCGGCCAGACCCACCAGTTGCTACCCCTACGGTGTTTGCGGCAGGTAGGTAGACGCCATTCGTCGGGACGCTGCTGCCGGTGGGGATGAACCGTGCGGCGGTGTTGGCGCCAGTAGTAACGGCGTTCTGGCTGCCGTTCTCCCTGAGCAACGGCGCACCGCCTGCCGTATTACCATCGTGAACGACAACGACATCCTTGTCAGTGTCTACAGTAACTTCACCAGCAGCACCAGTAAAAGTACTGTGCTCTGCAGTCGTACCACGACGGAACTGTACTTGTTGTGCCATTAGGTCAAGCTCCCGTAATCGCTGGTACCAGTAACAGAGCCAGTAATTAGCCCGTAATCCAGGTTTCCAGCGCCAGCGATTGTTAATGTATTTGCGTTATCGTCATACGTCAAATTAATACCGGTACCAGCAACCAGAAGAGAATTCACGCGATCATCAATTGATTCGTTTTTTAGTAACTCTGCTTGAGTGAGCGCCATTACCGAGGCCAGGCTGTCAATAGGATTCCTGATTCTGATAAGCAAAACCAATAATTGAGACAGTCTTAGGGCTTGACACCTGGTCCCGTGCGTATCTACCTTGAATATGTCGCGTTCCACACATACGCCATGACCAACCTTCGTCTCACGCCTGCCCAGCGGCGTTTTATTGAAGAGTTTGACATTTACACCCGCCGAGGCACAGAGCCTCAGGAATACCAGTCCCTCAGAGACCTCTGGAGCGTCCAGCATCGCACGATGAACTGGTGTCAGCGGATGGGCCTTTTATCCCGTCGTGGTATCTCCAGTAAGACAGGCAATCCTGTATTTGTCGTCAATCCTGAAAAACGCGAAGAACTGGGTTTACGGAAGCCAGTATTTAAAGCCAAGTTGTTACGACCCCGCAAGCGCCTGATCCGCGTTCTGTGACCAAAACCCTCCGGTAAACTGGAGGGTGCCCTTGAAGCATTAAGTGGCGATGCAGCGCTCTTGTAAAGCGAAGATTGCTGGTTCGAATCCAGTCAGGGGCTCTAAAAGAAAAACACTCTGGGAAATATGGGCAAGAGCCTTGGGAGAAAAGGCTCACAATGAAAATAAAATCGCTGATCATATTGCTATAATAAGAACAACTATATTTGCGATGTATTTTATAACAAATTTTTTTATTGTAGCTGGAGTCATCAGGCATTGGAATGATGCCCATTAAAAAAGCCACCTTTCGGTGGCTTTTTGATCAAGCTACTTGAACATGTCTCCAGGTTCTTTCGGCATGTATATGAGAAATACATGCCATCGAGACACCATATTCTTTTGCAATTTCATCCCAAGCGGCTAGCTGTGAATTGAATTGCTTCATGTAAACTGGGCTAGCAAAGCGTTCTTTGATTTGCCGAACCTGAACTTCGGTTAAACGAGAGAAAGGATGCCGCTCTCCGCGCCGAACTGCTGCAGAATAAGTATATCTGCGACGAGGTTTTGTTTGCCTAATAGATTTATCCTGCTTAGGCTTGGGAGCAAGAATCAAATCAGCAGCACCATTTTTAATCTCTCCAATATTTTTCATTGGAGCTTTGATCATAATTGTTGCCCCGTCTCTTGTCGCAGTAATTGTTAAACTACCTTCGTTAAAAGAGAAGATTGGCTGATCGGCTGCCTTGAGCTGGAGAAGCTTAATGCTCGAAAACTGGAAATGATCCATGAGTGGGAGCTGGTGAGTGCAGTGGAGGCTGCTGACGAAATATTAGCAGTGCTTCGCGGTTTGACAAGGGTTGTTACGGTCAAATTTGATGCCGTGCAACGGACATTGATGATTAATAAAAAATAAATGTTTTGTGCCATAGGCGCCTTCGCCTCGACAGTTATCGAGGACAGGACAGGTGCAACCAGACTGCAATGCTGCATCTGATCCTGGATTGGTTTGAGACATCAGTTCGACTCAGGATTGGGAAGTATGTTCATCGAAAGCCAATATGTAGGTACCTCGTCAGGTAAAGGAACAAATCCTTGTTTCCAGTGAGCCATCATCCATCCGGTTTCAGGGTAAAAACCAAGAAAAGTTTGATTCACTGGTGGATATGATTCGCTGATCGAGGTTGGTTTATAAGGCCAACCCCAGCGTCTCAAAATTTCAACGGCAAATATTGGAGCAAGTGTGTCCTCTGATTCTTTTGGGAAATCAGATTTTAAATCTTTCCACAAAGCAATGAAATCTTCTTCAGTTAACATATTTACCACACGCCTCTAAATTAAGTTTCTTCTCAGAGCAATATTTTCTCATGATATTCTCATGAGACTTATCCTGAAAAGTTGTTTCTGCAAGATGCAGGCTAAAAACACAAGCCATTCCAGCAAGGAACGCAAGAAGAAGAGATTTGTTTTTCATGTTGCAAATTTCGACCAAGCACAATATTCGCGAGGCACATTAATCAATTTAAGTTCTACGGATGAATTGGTTTTGCCGCGAATACACTTCCACGCCGCTAGAGCGCTGTACTCCGACATAAACAATGTTGCTTGCCGAAGATCGGCGACGAAGTGTCCGTCCGTCGCGAGATACCCGGCTTTGGAGTGAAGTACGAATCTTTGGTTGAGAATCATGGTGGGTAGAATTTACTTGAGGCTGTAAGTCAAACATTAACTCCAGCCCTCGGCGCACGGTAGAAGGGCTAGTGAATGTTAACACCCCCTCAACGCGCTTCCTTACACAATTTGCAATGATAAGACTTTCTGATTTGAATTCATCAGAAGTATTTTCAATGCCATCATAATAAATGGCAAGCTCTTTTGCGATTTGATCGCAAAGATCCTCAAATTTCAGAAGCCGGTTGATCGGTTCCATCTGTTTAAACTAATTTTTCAAGACGTTGTTTGACAATGTCAAGGATCATCTCATCGAGTTCCTTACATACACACTTCATGGCAATTTCGGCCATGAAATAAAACTCTTTTGGGCAGTTATATCCATCAAGGTGAGGACTATTTGCTTCGCTCCACATTTGCCACATGTGCCTAGCAATCTTATCGCGGAGCGGATAGTTCACTTTGTTGCACGGGAATGTGATACTCACATGATTCCTCTTTTCGTGGAAAATCTGCGTACCATTGATAGGGACTGGATTTTTTCATTAAAAAACGAAGGCAGTTTTGTTTCATTGGGCAACTGTCGTCAAGACAGCAGGCCATGTCACTGGGCATGCATTATCGCTCGGACTCTTCAAGCATAAGGCCAGCAAAGAACAATGTCAAGCTCCCAGTCCTCTGGAGGTGTATTGGCTGCATATTCTTTAAAGTAATCCTTCATTCTCTCCGGCTCGATTCCACAGTGTTTGGCTGCTGCAGGAATATTCATTCGCCCACGAAATAGGGCGTACAAGGCTTGCTCTTTAGTATTCATGATTCAATATTATCAAGCAGTAATATATAAACAATGCACGCAAGAACACCAAGTAAAATTATCGATAATCCAATGATTATATCCCAAGGAAGTTCCAAAATAATAACCGGACGCAAGTAAAGTTTACCGTTGGGATCCTAGCTTAACTGGAGTCCAATTGTGCCTGGCTGGCTTTGGAGGGCAATCGTCGGATTGTCAGCGGTAATTGCCTTAGTTACCACCTTACAATGGGCCTCTTGTCGATTTTATGTGCTACCGACAGTGTGGCCGTGGTACGCCAAGTACATTGGAACTGAGCAATCAGAAAAGATTGATCCAGCTCCTATGGGTTGTAATGATGCAGACAACAGATCAATTGCCGTTTTAATGGGATTATTAACGACGCTCATCTCTCTCAGCCGCAACGCCGAGTAGTCACCATTTGACGCGATCAGCCCAATAAGCAGCCGACATCTTGCCCTTGGCAATATTTTTAGCATGGCGTGCCTTGAAAGATGCTCGTTTATCTTTCATCACCTCGCTCTCGCCAGCCTTAGGCTTGCCAGCAGTCTTCGCTCCTTGTTCGCCAAAACGGATCGTCTTGATGTTTTCACCGTCTTTCGCGACAACAATGTGGCTTTTTGTTGGGTGAGAAGGGGTGCGCTTAGGCTTATTGTAGCCATCAACGCCTGCCCGCTCAAGCCTTGGATCTTTTTTGCTTGCCATTGTTCTTCTTTGATACGACAAGTTTTCCTGCTTTTTCAGTAACAGTCATGCCAGCCTGTTCTGTCTGGCGCTTTAACGACTGATATTTGTCAGCAGTCGTCATTTTTGCTGATTTCTTTTTCACTTTTTCTTCTTCCGCTTTTTAGCGGTCTTTGCTGCAGCTTTGAAGTCAGCAGCACTCGGAGCACCCTTGGCGCCGGGACTACGCATCCTTTCGTCACTGCCAGACTCAATCCTTTTGCGTTTAGCATGGATATTGGCATAAAGACCAGGCTTAGCCATCGTCAATCCGAGATTGACTTAGGCTTCCTGTTTTGTTAAATGTACAAGACTATACTCTTTTTGGTCTCTGGTTGGATCAAGAGCGCCAAAGATAAGGCTATGACGATAAGGTTTGATGCCTATCATGTCACAATAATGCTTATTCAAGGCAACCATGTCATCATTAAGAGCTAGGTAGCACATGTTATATTCTTTGTCCATAATGACTCTGACCCCAAGGGGAATAATCCCTTCTTCCCCAAGGGTGTCCAGTAGACCATTAAGTCGCTCTCTTACAGTTCTTGTTGGATTGCCGTCAGCATCATAGTAAAATCCTGAGAATACATAGATATCAACAATCTCGTTTCCTTCTTTTCTTACCTGCATAACAAGGCGGTCAAAAACGGTAACGGAAAAAATCTGTTCTGCTATATCAACGTTGCGACGCACATCAACAACAGTATCTCCGAGGGATCTCCGCGAAAAAGGGATCTCACGAATAAAATCGAGCAAGGCATAGACTGCCTTCTGTGTAGGATAGGTGTTAGAACGCATGGGGATCAACCCTTAAAAGCTTCTCAACTGTAGCAGGTGAAACCCTGATTGTCAACCGATTCAGTGCTCTGACCTATAAAACTCAATAATTCAGGTGGGTAGAGCGCCTTTTTAGGCACAAAATACGCTTTCCTGCCACCAGCGGGATCTTTTATGTACTCCGTTTTAGCACATTCCGAGTGAGGTATCCAACCATGAATCTGAATCTCCCTGTTCTCTATGGTAACTAACCAGTAAATCTTGTCAGGCTTATCATCGAGCTGAACAATAAGGTCGTAATTATGCCTAGCTCTCGTCTTGACATCAATGTTATATGGTAAATCATAAGAATCTCTCGTTGGATTTTTATCCTTAAACAAATAATCCTTTAGGCCAAGATAGGAAGCTACTGCCACCTCTCCGGCTGCGCCTATCTTATGGTAGAAGAGAGCCAGCTCACCGGTAGATGCTCCACCATTGCGTCCGAGGACGTTTCGTTGCTCATTCACCTCTTGGCGTCTGGCCGCCTCCAGCAGAGCCATTAACCGCTCCTCGTCGGATAGTCGAAAAATCATATAAAGAAGGGAGTCACGTCATCGTAACTCCCTTGTCAAGGTATTAAATTTGGGCTATGCAAATTTTTGTTACACCCCTTGAGGGACTGGTGATGGCGGCAAATGCTCCGTAACTCAAATCGAGGATGCGGCCAGAAACGTATGGTCCTCGATCATTAATTCGGACAATTGCCGATTTTCCTGTTGCTTGATCTGTAATCTTCAATTTTGTGCCAAACGGCAAATAACGATGGGCTGCTGATAGACCGTAAGCATTGAATGATTCCCCGTTAGCTGTTCTGCGCCCATGGTAACCATCTCCAATTCCGTAATGAGATACATAAGAGCAGCCGAGGCTACCGGCTTCTGCCGGGGCTACTGCAGTCGTGAAAGTGCAACCGATCAGGACAGCAGTAGAATAAATTTTTTTAAGCAATAATAAAAACAGAACTCAACGACATTGATCCCCAATGCCAGGGCGGGCAAGCCCGAGTGGCTGCAGGGCAGCTCACTTCGGCTAGTTTACCGGGCGTGTCCAGACTTGACAAATTCCTCTGCCTCGCTGAGATCAATTTGAGCAATCTCATATGTGAGAAATTTGTGTCCACACTTGGGACAGACCCTTATTCTACGCACCGTATGACCAAGTGATTCTGATCCCATCAAGTTGCTGACAGATCCGCATTTCACGCATTTCATGGTCTCATCGCAATCGATCTCCATCTTAGCGACACGAGGATCAATTAAGCTTTTTCTCTTTGCAGCAGACAAATGGCCAAGAATCTGCTTTTTATTTATCAGTCCTGCCAGTCCTTTCCAGGCACAGTAATCCCTATCGTCATTCCACAACTGCCAGTTACAAAAATGCCACATGGCATGCTGGCGAACTGTCACCTCAACAATATTCGAAGGTTCATTAGATCCACCTCTATATCGAGGCAAGATATGGTGACGATGCAAAGAATCAACTAATTCTGGTTCAATGTATCGATTGTTTATACCCGAGGTGAGATTCGAACTCACGCTGGAACGATTTTAAATCGTTTGCCTCTTCCGCTGGGCTACTCGGGCTAGTGGTGCTCCTTGTGAGGATCGAACTCACCTAAGGCGAATTATGAGTTCGCTGCATTCACCAGATTGCTAAAGGAGCAGTGGCAGGCGCGGAGGGACTCGAACCCCCATAAGGCATCTTAGAAGGATGCTGCATTATCCATTATGCTACGCGCCCGCAGCTCATCAAGTAAAGCACAGGCGAAGCAAAAAGACAAGGCCTACAGAGGGCCAAAACGGAGCCCCAAACAATGACGAAACAATGCTACCTGTGGCTAAAAAGACAGCAAAATAAAAACCAAACGCACATAGGGCATAAAAGGTTGCTCGACCTGGCTTGAATGCTGCTAGGGCAAGAAATTGGCCAATGGCGCTTTGAGGAAATTTATTTTTAGGGCTCTTAGGAGTTTGCATTTTAAAATACGATAATATCTCCAGTTTACAGCGAAAATAACGGCACTAAAAGGAATCATTTTTTCTTACGCCCGCTCTTCTGAGTCTGTTTCTCCTTTCGCTCCTCTTCTTTCACCTGCTTCTTCTTGGCCACATGTTCCAGCGTCTTCCGAACAGCCTCCTCTCTGCCTGGACTCTCTAGGCCTTTTTCTCCAAGCACTCTGGACCAAAATCCTGGGTCAAACGAGCCTGCCATGGAGCAGCGGGGTATGGCTTGTTTTTGGGTCCTTTATAGTACCACCAATTTTTAGTACTTGCATCTAGTCTCTCCCAGTAAAAAATTACAACTTCATTCCAGCAATTCCCATGTAAGTCTCTACCTTCAACAACATAAGAAGGGCAGCGCATTGCAGCCATATCAGGGACCAATCTCGCACCGATTCGATTCCAGCTCGGCTGTTTACCTTTCCAGGTAACAGAACAAGACGGCCAGGGGAGGTCTTCCCTGTCGTACAGCCTACAGACTGGAGCTATGATCTGATAGACAAACGAACCACCATGAGACCGGATAAGCTTCCCGCTTATTAATGGATGGTTCAAACAGATAAAGCCTGGAGATTAATCATATGTCCATCCATGATAACCGTGCAATCCTTAATGGCATCTTCAAGTTCCTGACACGCTTGAATTAAATCAAAAACGTTGTCAAAGGTCATCTCTACAATATTCTGACCAGCTTGCCAGGCAAACTGATCGGCGTGTTCAGGATGAAATTCAAAACGTGCTATAACCATTTTGATGTCCTTTTTTGTCAATATATCGTTTTACTGAGCTCTTTGAGCCGCAGCTTGTAATCGATCAGGAGATTGCTGATTCTTTATAGGCTCCCTTGGGTTTTCGTTTTGGCTGGTCGGGCTAGCCGATGAGTTTGGTGCGGACTCCTGGAAAGCTTCTTGACGCTTTACAGTCTCATCGATTGACTTTTTAAGCTCATCTTTTCTTTCTTTATCAGTCCGATTGATTTCTTCGTCAACCCTCAGGTCTGGATCAAGAATACCACCACGTTGTAGCTCATCAAGAATTGTCCTCTTGGAAAGAATGCCTTGCGAGTAAAGATTAACGAGCTGAGCAATTTCAGATGCGCCCAAGGGCTTATTGATCAGGCTGTCATTCATGGCGATGCCAGACTCAGATGTAATCTGCTTTAACTCGCCGTTATAGGCCGCCCATAGCCTCATAATGATATTGAAAGCAGCCGTCTTGTTACGAACTAACGCGGATACCTGAGAGGCTATCTGGGAAGCCCTTAAAGATGCTTCGGTAGCAGTCTTGATATTTGCACCGTATAAGAAATTAAGACCACTACGGTCCATCAACTCCTCAACGTGTCTAATCTCAGCCTGATGGCGCTCTAAACTTCTCCCCGATGGCTCCGCAAATTCAAACTTACCACCTTCGGCATCAAGGTCAACAGCCGTATTGGGACCAAGGACTAAAGGTACAGGTCTGCCATCAGGGCCAATCCTTGCCCCGGTTCTGACAGGCACTGGCATCGCGCATTTATGCAAAAGCTCCTGCAGGTCAGAACGCATTTGAAAATGCTGAATTGAGAGTTCAGCTAATCCGTTCAGCGGTAACTCACCTTGAGCGAAATGAGGGGAAGTGGCTCCATACCAAACAAGGGGGACAACAGGAAGAGATGTTCTTACTTCGCCGATCTTCTTCTGTTGCCATTGATTGCCAACTTTGTCAAGGCGATAGGTTTCAACTAAGTTTGGACGAACAACATAGTAAATTGCCTCAAGCTCTACTCCGAATCCATTCGGAATTGGAATTTGACGCATTTGCCGAATCGTAGCATGAGCAATTCTTTCTCTACCATTTTCATAAACGACCGACCAATTGATCACATCTTGGCGATCAATCATAATTAAATATGGTCTTCTTCCACTTTGCTGTTCATCTAGGAAATTTAATTCTTCTTCTTCTTGTGTCATGTCTACCATAATGTAGACACCACCATCTCTCAGCGCTCTTTCGTCACAACGATTCCAAAAACTCTGAATGCTCTCACCTTGAAGGTCAATATTTTTCTCGGAATCAGCCATCGACACGGGGGCGTCGACAAGTTGAAAACGATTTAACAATCCTGCATAGGCTCTGATACTGTCCCTATAAATAGGAGTATAAGTTGCCCTATGTAATCTTTCCTCGTAAGCCTTCTGAGGCTCGGCTTGCTCTTTATGGAGATATTTTTCTTTTACAGAAATATTTGTTCCTTTTTTATTAGTATAAACTGAATCCAGCAAATACCAGCAGTCTGAGGCGACTTCAAGCGATGGTAATTGTCTTAAGAGTTCTGGTCGATGATATGAAACCAGACTAGGATCGCTGGTCGGATGAGGAACTCCAAGCATTGCTATCTCAGCGGAGTGATGCCTTCACGGCAGAATATTATTTGTCGTATCACACGACTCCTATTAGTCTACCTTCAACCTTTGCTGGGGACAGGACCTTTGTCATTCATGTACCTTCCCGTGACAGCATAAGATCTCAGTGGGGCTACGTCTAAAGAGTTAAAACGTAACTGTCCAATCCTCATTCCTGGCCACAATTCAATATTGTGACGTTGGTTAACATTTAAAAGCTCTAGGGTGATTTGACCCGTAAATCCAGGGTCGATGTATCCAGCCAGAAGATGTTCAAGGCCTTCCCTAGCCCTGCTACTCTTCAACTGAAATTGGCATTCAACCCAATTAGGGATCCGAACGCATTCTTCGGTGTGGGCGAGGATGAAATTACCGGGTGACAGTGTGTAGCCATTAGTAATGTCAACCTCGCGCCATCTCACTCTTTCATTTGCGGGACCGCACACTCGCCCCTCGACCCGTATTACGGAACCAAGAGTAACGTCCATGCTCGCCGGATTGATAAAGTCAACATCGAGAGGTTCGACGAGGCCAGATTTACGGCAAAGATCTCTGATCTGATGGTCTACGAGTGTGCTCATGATCAAATCGATTGACCGACCTGATCGCCATCCTTCTCCGCTTCAGAAAGGCACTTGTCGCTATCGCAACCAGCGGCCCCTTTCAGTTCGTAATCAGGCTTGTCGTACTGATTCAGAACATCAAGGAAACTGACCTCGTCCTTGCCTAGAATGACTGGCAAAACAGATCGATACGACTCCGATATACCATTCAGTCTATCAAGGGTCGTCTTATCAATTGGCTCAAACGGCAAACGAGGGAAGGTTTCATTTTCGTCAAACCGAGCTAGCAAGGCGGCAGAGATGTAGCCAGTATCATTCTTGATTGAGTCGTGAATTAACTCAGTCAGAACTGGGATTTCGTTTTCTCTATATTCAATGGTGGCGCTTGTATTGTGTTCAGTGTAATACTTTTGAACCTGCATATACAGACCCCATTGAGATTCTGCAGGCAATTGGCTTAATTCAAACTGATCACATCCCTCAAGATTAGCCCAGGATACCTCTGTGGGAATTTCAACCAAAACTTCCTGAACGCGATCGTCAAGGATGTCATCCAAAAGATTGCCATTTTCATCTTTTGCTGACTGAGCAGGGATAACATTGTAACCCCAATCTCTCAAAGCTGACACCAACGGGTCGGTCTTGCCAAAAGTAATACGACGGATGAAACGTTGAGCTTTGGGAGGATGCCATCCAGAAGAAGCACCTGTAAGCAAACTTTTCGTGCCAGCAGGTTGTACGGTTGTTGTACGGTTGGGTACGCGCAGTCCGTGTTTAATGCAGTATTCGGAAATCGTTTCCCTAACAATAGAACGCCAAAGCGCCAAGTATTTCATTTCTAAATCTTGATACTTTCTGCCAGCGTTATTATTAGGACGACCCTTCATCATCCAGCTAAGCCATTCGGCTCCAAAGGCTTGAACAAAGAAATCAAACAGACCGGTAAAACTTACGCCAACAATGGGGTCAATCTCACGGCTGTATTGATAGCGCTCATCTTTAAATTCATGGTGCAGTAAGGCAGCAACTTGTAAAGCCCCAGCCTTGAAAGCATCAATTTGAGCCTGACGATCGTTAGGATCAATTGTATTCAAATGTACTTCAGAAAGATTGCAGTGGAAGTCGCTGCCAATGATTTCACCGCAAGGATTAAGGCCGTACCGGCTAATCCGATGCTCAGCCTCTCTCTTTTGCAATTTGATTCCCTTCTCGTAGCCGTATAAAACTAAGAATGATTCTGCAAATTCACGCCCCTTTGCATACTCCCTTAGGAAGCGCTGTTTTGATTCTTCCGTATCAAGCAAGTCAGCATTGGCTCTCAAAAGAGCCTGCGGGACATACTGAATAGCTCCTTCACCGCTGTAGAACTGCTGGCGAATTGACTCTTCTACTTCATCTTTTGAAGGCTTAAAGTGATAGCAGGAAGTATGATTAGCCATCCGAAGGGCTTCTTTTTCGGAGTCGACCCGCCAGTTGCCGTTTTCATCTTGGGAATAAAGACCGGATTTGGAGTTAACTGCTTGGGTATCATCCCAAGAGAATTGTCTCATTCCTGCGCTGCGACGAATGTTGCCGGCAACAACGCAGGCTGCAGCCTCGTCAATGATAAGGCAGCATTCGATGGCAGTCAACTTGCGACCAACTGCTTTGTTAAGGATTTTTGCAACCCTTTCGAACATCTCTCGCAGCTTGATTGGATTGGCAGTTCCACCAAAACCTTTTAACTTTTCGCCTGCAGAACGAATATTTCCAAGATCAATGATTAATTGAACGTCATTACCAGTAGGATTGCAAGCAAGATCGAGGATCGCCCGATAAGCTTTTACCCAGCCTTGGCGGCTATCGCCAACGACCAATACATACTCATTCTCGCCACTCTCTTCCGGAGTAACAACAAAAGTTTCATCCTGCCTCTGCGCAGGTTCAATGCCGCCAACTTCTGTCGTTAGTACAATATCAATAAAATTTTCAACCGAAGGCAATGCATCAATAACATGCGTCTCAAGCATCGCTCCAGTGCCTGAGCCCATCATGGCAAGCTCCATGATTAGCTCAAAGGCCTCTAGGTCTACAACCCTAGTACTAGTACAATTGTACCAACCACTATAGTTTTGTTTCTTTTTAGCCCATTCCGTACCGGCGACCCAAAAAGCTCTGCCAGACGGGAAGCATGCCTGCTTTAGAGCTTGCTTGATAACGAGATGCTTTTCTTCATTTGTAAACTGACCGATTATTGCAATTGAGTTAACACAACGGGTCATAGCCTCCTTGAAATTCTCCCTTGTCCCATCAGCCTTGCGGCGGCTGTAAGTGCGATAGAAAACTGCCTCTGCACTGGGAGCGGCCTTGGAAAATTCTGCCATCCGTGTGATGATCGGTAGATACAGTCTACCGGCGTTGGCTACAAATTTCCTTATAAATCATAAATTTTGCAACCAATGCAAGCTGGCTCTTCAAGGCACTTTTTCTGCCAAAAGTCAGCACGTTCTTGGTCTAAATCCTTAACTGGCTCATCCTTTTGGTGGGATGAATCCTTTTGAGTGATCATGATTTTGTTTGCGAAGTGCAAATAGACCTGGCACTAAATGGTAGGACTGGTCAAGTTCGTCCTTTTCTGCCACGCCAATGAGGCTTGCTATCACGAATAGCTCGCGATGCCCTACAGCAGATTTGTATAAAGCAATTTTAGCTTTATACCAAAAGCTGCTGTCTTCTTTGTTAATTTCAAACAACAGAGAGGCAGCCTCAGCAATTCGATCTTCTAAAAGCAGAAGATGAACTTCGTCACAGACTTTCTTGATGTACTGCCCCTCGTTACTAATCATGACTCAACCCTTACCTTGTCCTCTGTAGAATTTACGCTTAGGACTGCGCTTTGTACGACCTTGTGCCAGACGGGTTCTGACCCTTCGGCCGTCACCAATTCTTGTTCGCTTAGGAGGCGCAGATTCAAATACGGTGGCAGTCTTCTTGGACATTAGTGTCGTTCCTGTATTGAGGTAAAGCGGAAAGGAGGAACAGGAATTTGCATCCTCTCAAAATCCGCTTTCAGTTTACGGTAAATAATGTAGGACTGAATAAGCAAAACGGCATCCAGAAAAAAGATTTTCACCTTCAACCAGATGGTCTCAGCAGCAATGGCCGCATCGACAGGATAAAAAATGGCTAAACAGATGAGCGTCAGATAAAGAAAGTACAGCCCCATTGTTCATGGTGTTACCGTCAGGATAGTGTGCCTTCGATTTCTTCAGTAATCGACTTTGTCATTACGTCTTCAATATGAATCAAGACTTGATCAGAATCGTCAACTTTCACAGTTGGCCTTGCAAGTGGCCTTAACTTTTGTAAGTACCTAGGCTCAGCAACTGCAAGTATAGCCATAACGCTATAAGGAGTGCAGTCAACCAAAGACTGCCCTTCAAGCTCTTTTATCCTACTCCAAAGCCAGATCATATCCGGATTAATCAAGTTATCCATTAATGATCCAAGCATAAACCGCAAAGATGGCTGATGGATATAAAGACGAAGTAATCTTTTTTCCACAATGGAGCGAGTCCAATATTTATCCGGCCTTCTCCAAACCCTTTGTCCCGGTGTGCAAGAGGTATCTGACTGAAGATTTTTAAGTATTTCCGCCGCGACATTTTGTTTGTTCTGAGCAAGCCGAATTGCCGCCTTGTCAAAATAATGAGCCCGTAAAGCCGAACTGGTTATATTTGAAATAAGTTCTTTGACTTTACTTTCAACTTCTTGAATTTTTGATGTATTAGTAAAGTCTAAATTTAAAAGCCATTTATCAAGAATCCAATCAAGCCATGGAATAGCATTGTCAATAGCATCCTGAATATTAAAACCATTTTTTATTGCTTCATCTGGGTCCTTGCCGCCGGATATTGAAGCTATTTTTACGTCAAGCTTTCCAGATAACGTCAAAGACTTAACTGCGTTTAAAAATATTCCTATAGCTTTTTCACCGCCCTCATCAGCATCCATGCAAAGAACAAAACTATTTGTTCTGCGCATCATTCGCTGTATAACATTGTCAGATGGAGAAGCAGTACCCTGCAAAGCAACAACATTTTTAATGCCAGCTTGCCACATCGAAATGACATCAATATGACCTTCTACGAAAATACATTGCCCTTCGGAGCGCATCGACTCCATTGCATCATATTCGTTGAAAACAATTTCTGACTTATTGAAAATGAGATTATTTTCAGTGTTTTTATATTTTGGCCTATCATCTCCGATTGCTCTTCTGCTAAAGCCAACAACTCTACCCATGTAATCTTTAATAGGTATTACAAGTCGATTTTCTTTTGGGTCATAACCGAGACTGAACTGCCTAGAAGTTTCAGGTAAAATACCACGCTGTTTAATAAAATTAATAGCAGTTTCACTCTGCTTTAATGTCGACCTAAAATACTCGTGTTTTTGATGAGCTTCATGCAATGCGGCATCGATTTTTTTCTTTTTCTCAATTGCTACACCGGGATCTTCGTCCTTGTAGATAACCTGTATATTATTTGATGCTGCAATCCTTTCACAAGCCTCCCTGAAATTTAAGCCATACTTCTTCTTAATGAAACTGATTACATCACCACCCTCTCTGCAGACGTGACAAAAAGTGAAACCTTTTTCGTCTGAGATCGTAAGAGATGGATTTTTATCTTTATGCCAAATACAATGTGTAACGAATTCTCTTCCTACTCTTTTAAGAAATACACCTTCTTTTTCAAGAACGGCAGAAACCGTCAGGCTCTTAATCTTTTCTATCGTTTCCTCTGAAAGCGCCAAACCGAGTCCTTTTAATATTTGCAGTGTATCCACGTCATCGCGGACTGCAACGTCTCAAAGTGAGACTAAATAAAGATTTTAGACATCAAATCGAATTGAGTTTTCAGTAAAAGCCTTTACCTGATTGTACGGTATGCGAGTCGAAGGGTTGTTGAAATAATTTGAAATCATTTGCTGCTCCTGCTCCGTCATTTGACTCCATCCCATTTTGGTTAATACCTGAAACCTTTCTGCAAAATTAATTTCCTCTGGCTCAAGTGACTCTGTTGGATTGGCTTGATCGTTCAACTCAAGTGGCGGGCCGGAGCAAACGCCTTTAATTTCCTGCCATTCTTCAGAGGTTATTTCCAGAGCCTTTGCAATCTCGTCATCCAAGAATCCTTTATATAATAACTTTCTGCCTCTGATCCATGTCTCACGCATCTTGTGCGTCAAACGCATTGAATATGTTTTATCTCTAATCCAGTGAAGAAGTTCTCCTCTAATTGTGGGGACCGCTAAGCTGCTGAACTTATAACCAGAAGAAGGATCATATCTGTACGCCGCCTTGCATAATCCTTCCAGCGCAGCGCCCTCAAGGGTATCGTAATCGATGTCAGTTGTTCTTTGTAGCCGCCAAGCTTCACGGCGAGCTAAGTTGATATTATCAGAGGCTAACTTTTGTTGCTCTTTTGATAATTGAAACTGCCTGGCTTTGCGTGCCATTTAAATAACTATTTATACCAGTGTATCACTATGAGTTATAGATACTGCCTTCATCAATATATCTTGTGCCCCTACCCCAAGTAACCTGAGTCAACTGAGGTGCGGTTCTTTGAAGGCAATAGTTGATCGCCATTGTCACAGCGTCAACCTGGTCGTCATTTTTTGCCGCTGGGAACAAACTAAATTCTGATATAAAGGCATCAAGCCAAGGAGCGCTAGCGGGCAAATAGACATTTCCAGCTTCAACCACAGGAACAATGCCAGCAGCCCTAGCCTCTTTGCTCTTTTCTGGCTTGAATCCAATCAATCCTGGAATTTTCTTTTTGGCCATTTGATAAACAGCATAACCACTTGCAGCAAGTTCAATAACTGTTCCGTCAAGGACGTGTCGTTTGTACATTCTTGAAATCATTGACATAGTGCCAATAACGTCAGTTTTTTCCCTAAATAAATCTAAAACATAAAATGAATTACCCGCTTGGCCAATAACAGCGCCGACAACAAAGTCACTCGTATTTGCGTCCGTAAAGGTACAGTCAACAGAAAGCATTATTCTGCTAAAATCCGGCATAATTGTATCATGTTCATAATATTGCCACCAATCAGGATTGAACATGTTACCGCCAACCGGGGCGGGTCTTTGTTGATAAAGCGAGGCAAATTCTCGCGCTCCAATTGCTTCCCTAATCCTTTCGTAATCTTCCTCGTCATACCTTTGAGGACATAATGCCTGACCTTCTTCTTCTCGCCAATCGGGCACTACTTCACAATGCCCAGGTAAGGGTGGACGACTTCCTTCATCCTCAAACAATGCAGGTAAATCAACAATAGTCCAATTCTCTCTACCTCGTTCGCTTACATTAAGCTCGTTTTCAATAAGTTGTCCAATCATGTCTGTTTCAGACCATCTAGTCTGAATGACAACAATAGATCCAACCTCAGGCTCCAAACGTGTATACAGGGTTGATGCATACCAGTCCCAAAGCTTTTCCATCAAACGAGGACTTTCGGCTTCTTCCCTGTTTTTAACGGGGTCATCAATAATGAGGAGGTGGCCAGAACGGCCCGTAATGGCACCCCCAACACCTGCCGCCCATAAACCACCACCGCCCTGGGTCCCCCAGGCATTCACGGCCTGAGAGGTGGGGTCTAGCTGCCCTCCAGCTTCTTTAAAGAAGTCCCTAGCCTTGCGGGAGAATCCTTGACTAAGTTCTGCCGAATAAGAAGATATACCTACAAACCGATCTGGATGCGCCAACAGGTATGCAGCAGGAAGTAACTGAGAACTGAGAAGACTTTTCCCCGTTCTTGGCGGAACCTGCAAAATTAGCCTTGTGCATTCTCCGTCAATAATCCGTTGAAGTTGTTTAATTAATACGGCGTGAAATTTATAGAACTTGTAATTTGGATAAACTTCTTTGATGAATTTATGAAGAAGTATTCGTTCCCCTTTCTCTTTTAATTGCAGCTTCTTTTCTCTCAGGGCTTTAAGCATCCCCTGAGATCTTGCTGATTTTTGTAAGTAATCCCTGCCGAGTTTATTGGCCATTTTCTAGTTCCTTGGCTCTTTCACTGCCAAGGCGAATAGATTCAACCCAGTCATCCTCAGTCCAGCTTTCAAAAATGGAAGCAAACGGATGATCTTCGTCCCATTCAATAGTGAGACTGCCGTCTTCGTTTTCAATGACTCTTAATTTTTGATCTTCCATTTGTTTTATTCGTCTAACTCAATTATATCATCATCTACTTCGTCAATCTCTTCGACTGTAACTCGTTCAAGTTCCTGCTCCACAAGCTGTAGCATATCCTCCACACCTAAGGCAGATGCCCAGGCTTGTCTCGATTGCTCTGTGATGTTAGCCGTTGCACGAAGCAAACCAGAAACAAGAGCCATTGGGACCTCCTCGCCTCGATCTTGAGCATCTTTAACTCTTTTAGTTAGAACGCAAAGAAGGTCTTCAGAGATTTCCATCATCATACGAGCTTGCCGCTCAGATGCATCTCTAAATTCAATAATAGATTGCTTATGACGCCTTTCGCGCATCTTATCTGCATCACGCCAAGTCATAGCAACCTGCTCTTTATCCCATTGAGCTGCTCTTTTTTCCCATTCAAACTTTTTAGCCCAAGTACGAACTGTACTTGAATCTACACTTGCAGTTTTTGCTACAGGTTCAAATGAGCGATTAGCGCCCATCCTTAAGTATTCTTGGAACGCTTTAAATTGGTTAGCATTTTCATGCTTACCATATTTGGTTCTAATCTCGTATCCCCTGCGGAAATCGTAGCAATGACCTGCCACTAGTTAATTTATGAATCCCGTTAGGATGCCATATTGCTATCCTCAATCTCAAACCACTCCAGCACCGCTTCCATGGTGCATTTAACAATGGTATCTACAAGAAGAATATCATCTGGTTTTTCAACATGCTTATGAGCCCTGTTATAACCATAAAGAACTCCTTCTTCAATTGCCTGCAGCAGAACCGGATAAACTTTGGGTTTTAACATTTTCAGGATCCGAATGCGGCCTCATAGGTGTTTGGTAATTGCTGCTTAAAGATCTCAAGAATTGCTAAAGCAATCTCCCGATGTTCAAGTTGAGTTTCAACTCCACTGCGAACCTGTAGATAATGTATCCAATCACGCACTGAACCATGCATATACAAGCGAGTTCGCGATGCCAAGGGTAAAATACTCCTTGCGCATTCTTTTGCCACGCCGACAGAAACCATCTCACCGTAAAGATGCTCCGATTCCTCAAATAAGTTAGAAATTCTTCTATAGAAAGAGCTGAGCTTTTCCGCTCCAAGTCTTTCCGCTAAGTCATCCGTACTGTTTTGACGGTTTTTAAAATCTTGCGCTCTAAGGTGCGGCACAATTGGTGCCCCAAGAAGTCCAACGTCAGCATATCGCTGAGAAAATTCTTGGAATGTAAAGGCCCTATGTCGCAAAATCTGCGCAGAGATTGCTCTTGTTGTATTAATCTCAATGGTCATGTCTGCCAATTGAAATGGCGACCAATGCTTATGAGTGATTAAGTATTTAATTAATTTAGGAGCCGTATCCTTGTTGTCTTGGCCCTTCGGATTACTAACCCGAGCAAAGAACACAAGTTGTTCTTCCGCATTGGGAGTAATGCTAACGAGCTTGCAATCAGAAAAGTGGGACGAAGTCATTGCTATTGCTGTTGGCAGGTTCTAGGTTAACTGTATCGGAAATTGGTGTGTACCAGCGCGGGTACTCAAGGATTTTAGGGACTGGAAGGATGCCTGGCCACTCCCCAGTATCCAAACATTTCCTTAAGGTCTTGAGTGCTTTTTCGTTTTTACGCCTAGCTTCTTGCATCATGTCTTGTGGCACCTCAAAAATGCCAACAGACCATGGCTCATTGCGTTCAATTGCAACAAAAGTAAATCTGACCGGCTTTTCGTACACCAATTCAGCGGCATGTGAATACCAGCCCGCCTGAAAATCGTAGCCAAGGTCAACTGCTTTACTCTGAAACTTTTCCACAGAAATTGAATCCGTGGTCTTTAAGTCGATAACATGAACTTCGTCATCAGTCACAAGAATCCTATCAAGCCTTGCCTTACAAGGAATGCCCATCTCTTCCCAGTAGAAAGATACTTCGTTGTATTTTCTGTAATCTTTCTGAGACGGATCGAACCAAGACATCTTTCTCAGGGCCTCGGTCATACCCATTACACAATCCCATTGATGGTCAATCCCGTCATTTACGAGAATGGTTTTATTCCCTTGTGAGTCACGCCACTCTCGGCCTTCTTTTGTAGTATATTTTACATTTTCAGGCTTCAGGACAAAACTGTTTTCAAATGTTTGGTCGCCCTCTAAGGCCCTGCAATGTGTAGCAGTGCCAATGGTCATGACAGAAGACGCCCTAAAGCGACGTTTCCTGTTGGCTTGGTAATGGGCTGGACTAAGCAGTATTGATTTCAGGTGCGACTGGCTTTCACCGGCTTGGCGACGATATTCACCGTCTTGCTGAAAATAACAAACCTCCGCCTTGAAGTCTGTCATAAATTTGATAACTCTGACTATTCTAGCAGGTCTGAGACCCTAAGCTTCCAGCAGCTCTCAAGTATCGGTCGCTTGTAATAACTGATTGTCGCCCGTTGAATAATTGAAGCTCTGTCGTCTGTCCAAACTATTCCGTTCGCAGTATCAAAAAGAGCGCCCATATAATTATCAATATCACCGCGAGCAGTCCCATAACAGTCAATCTCTACCGCTATAGGATGATCTAATGGAGGCCTTTGCCAAGCTTCTTTTAGTAAATCAGCACATTCTTTACGCCAAAGTTGATAAGGCTTTGGCATATAAGTGCCCATGCTGGTTACTCTCGGCCTGGCCTTTGACATTAAACGCAAAGGCAGTATGATTTCCGGGTAGTCCATTAATCGGGACTGCGTGAATTAATAGTATCAATATAAAAATCAAATGGAGAGTCAATATCAGCTCCGTCCCACACGTCATTACGATTTATGGAATCAGAGTTATTGCGTAATAAAATATTATCGTACTCGCTTCTTGAGGTAAAAAAACTGCCAGTGATTGAATCATGTTCCGGCTGAATATTTTCCTTAAGAGCAATTTTCAAAAGAATAAGATAGCCAATGAGATCATTGACAACATCTTCATCACTTGCTATCAGCCCCGCACCACGTTGAATCCTGCTGAGTTTGTCGTCGATACGAACTAGAATTTGTTCGACTGCGTCCGATTTGCTAAAAATTCGAACTGGATTTAAAGCGCTATCTCCGTAGCGAAGATTTTTATCAATCAGTAAGGTTTTGATCTCGTCGCATGCCGACGCAATTTGCAGTTGACGTTTCATTCAGAGCTTGGCAGTCGGTCGAATACAACGAGCGTCGTAAACCCGAATATCGCCTAGAGGTTCTTCCATTTTAACAATACAGCCCCTACTTGTGCTTTCAATCACAGTTCCAAGGTTCCAAACTGCTCCTCGGTAAACCTCAACCTCTTGACCCTTGCTAAACAAAGGAAGTGGGTATGGATGCTTGTTCATCCATGCTGCAGTTTCAAGGTGTAATTTTTTCTGCTTAATTTTAGCTTCAAGTTTTTTCATTTTAATCGACATCAATTAAAAGATGGTGTGGAATTTGTCCGCCAGTAACAGAAGCCCATGCAATAATGGTTGTCAAATTATTTTGTTTTTTCCCGTTGGAAAGGACCCAGAGATCTTTTTCGTCATTATATCTAATCAGCCGTTCTATTAGCATTTCCGCAAGCACTTCTTCAGTGAGCAGTTCAAGCCTTGATTTATCGGGATCGCAATCATCAAGCTCTCCGTAAGCTCCAACCTTCAAGTCAATTTGAGCGGCATGCGGAGTAAGCGCTGAAAGAATTTCATCGAAACGAACACCACCACGATGTAATAAAATCGCAATAATGTAAGGTCTAATATGGGCATGGGTTAACAACGGATTTTCATCAACCAATGGACCTAGTCCACCAGGTAACATTGACCGTTGTTTTGCTGTGAGCATGGCCCTTTGCTGTCTAACAAGACAACTGATAATGGAATAAAAATGGTGAGAACAGCAATCGCTGCTCCCACCATGTGGTTTACCAGTTCTTCAAAGGAATTTTACAGAATTCCTCAGTCAGAACAAGTCTTCACCAGAACTGCTTGTACCAGTTTTTGCAAGATCCTCCAGGAAGGTGATCTGGCAATTCTTTACATCAAGATACTTGTTGCCATTGTATTCACGCCAGACAGGCTGACCAGACACAGCAACTCGGTCTCCACGCTTCAGGCGCTCTGCAGCCAGGGCTGCCTGCTTGCCGAGAACCTCACAGCGATAAAACTGACCGGGATTGTCATCCTTATTCTTGAAGTAGCAATAAGTGCTGTCCTTGATGGAAAAGGAAGCAATTGTATAATCCTTGCCTTCTTTAAGAGAGACAGGGGATTCACCGTTTTTGCCGACCACTTTGCCGGCGAGGGCGATAGATGCCATTGCGTTACCCAAAAGGGCGAGTACCTTAAATTATACCGCCGATAACTTCTCGCGGAGATCCTTGAGGCATGCTTGAATCATTTTGGAAACCCGACCCCTTGAAACTCCATTTTTTTCACCAATTTCAAGCATCGTCAAATTATCCTGGTAGTAATCCAAGACCATTTGCTTGGCTAGGTCTGAACAGTCAGACATGTCGATGATTTTGTCAATAGGCTCAATACCCTTAGGACTGTCATCGGACGCGACTTCAATGCCTTCTGTAAGCCCATCTTCAGCGTGCCCTGAGGGCCTATAGGTATCCAATGATCTGCAGCGAATTGCACTTGCCGTATCCATGTATCGAATCATCTTTTTAGGGTCTACGTCAGAAAGGGCAAGGTTGTCATTTGACTTAACAAATATTGTGTAATATTCTCTAATTGTATTTTCAGGGACACGGATTGGGGACATATTGTTATAAAGATCACGTTGCATGGCTTGGTAAATCCATCCAACCGCGTAAGTGCTAAAAGCATAACCACGAGTTGGATCGAATTTTTGAGCAGCTCGCATTAATCCAACAACGCCACACTGAAATACATCTTCCGTGTAACTGCCACCAAAGTTTTTGCCATATTTATTTCTCATTGCCCGACGAGCAACCGTTGGGATCAATTTAAGATTATGTCGTACAAGTTTTTGTAATGCCTTTTTGTACGCAAGACTCTCGGGAGAATTTGATTGGATCTGCTTAGCAAGCAATAAAACTTGATCGGTTTTTAGAACTGGATAGCGACCCGCAGCATCAAGCCAAAATTTGACGGTGTCGCAGTCGGCGGCCATGGAAAGAAAAAGATTCAGGTAGAGGATAATCAATAGAAAGGGGGCAGTCAAGCCCCCTAAAAGATTTCTTCAGTTTTGACGATAACGCCATTAAAAAACAGCGCAAGCTCTTTGGCTATGTCGTCAATATCAATAATCCTCTCCTGGACTAGCCTGAAATTTGGCATTAAGTTTTGATACAAATACTTCATCTTTGTCTGCAATGGTTTTGATTCCGTTGCCGAAGTCACCTTTAAGCTTGGAAACAAGACTCTTTGCTGCCTCTTCATTTAGCCCTTTGGCGATACAAGCCTTAATGAAGTCAGCTTCTGTTGCCTCTGCCGCAGGAGTAGCCGCAAGCTTAGCAGCAGTTGGCTTGGGGTCTGAAGTGGCACCAGTTCCCTGACGAGCTTTTTCAATCGTCTGCTCATCAGCAACTTGATAGCCATTCTCCAAGGGCATCTTGGCCCAAAGCTCATAAGCCAATCCGAACTGGTAGGCAGCTAACAGGCAAGAACCTCTTCTGTGCGTATCAGTCTCGTCACGAGAAGTAATTTTGTCGTAAGGGATCGAATTATTTCGATGGTCCATCACGGCCTGAGGAACAGCGGTCGTAACTGTTCCGTCTAGATGGCGAAACCTTAAGTAAATTTTTGCGCCGACCGGAGAGGCATGCAAAGAATTGCCATCTTCCATAAAAATTTGCTCCACCATCCAACCTGGAGCATGTTTACGGAGCAATTCCATAGTACGGCTCCAGTTGATATATGAAGCTTTAAAGCTGCCACTACCAATATGTTCGACCAGATCTTTGGTGGCAATGCCACCCAGTTGAGGGAGTTCCTGAGGCATGGGTATCAGGTGAGTGAAAACAGGCTAACGAGGTGAGAAGTCATCAGAGCACCATTTTTTTATTTTCTTTCGAATTACCAGTCCACCAAGCAGCTCCCAAATTCTTTCCTGACTCAACCCAGCTTCCCGATTCATTTTTCTGACAATCCAGCCGACTTCCTCCCACTCCCGTCGCTCCTCCTTGAGCTGCTGTGAGGCCAGCCTACGGGCTTGCTTCCGGGTTGAGTTGTAACGGGCTCTCCTTTGTGCCAGTTCCTCGTCCGTCAGCGGTTTTTCCCTTTTTGGTCTTCCCCGTTTTCCCATATTAAAAAATCTAAAATAATCTTATATATATATATTAAAGGTAGGGTGGTCTTTGGAAACCCCTAAAGGTTGCCTAAGGATACCCCAAACCTAGCCTGAGGAAACCCCAAAGGTTGCTTAAGACAACCTGTATTTAAACAACCCCCCTTGACTACCCCCTTAAGGTGCTTGCGATCCCTGTCGAACCAATGCCTGAAGTCGACGCCTTGCCTGTTGGCCGCCTGAACAAAGTTGCAAGGCCCTGGGACTACCAGGGTGGTTTCGTCAGAGCGCCTTTAAATGAAATAGTTTTTAATAATCGGCTTACAAAGCAGGCCCGACTTCTCTGGCTCTGGCTGGCGGCGGTTCACCCCGCTGCTCAAAATATTTCCTGGGCTGACTGCGAAAAGATGATGAGATGTGCAACAAAAGCACGAAGGAGTTGCCTAGCGCAACTTGTTGAAGAAGGTTTTGTCACCGTTGAAGATAATGGCACCGTGACAATGCATGATCCTTATGCGGCCTATAAAAATATTATTGACGAATTCATACCTACCGTGAAGTTCGAATTCGGTTATACAGACCAAGATGAACTGCCGGTTAATGTTGTTGCACTTCCTGTAGAACAGAAATTAGATCAACCTGCTTCGAGTAGCAAAAAAGAAATGTTAAAGAAAGAAGAACCTGTAAGGCCGCAAACAGTTGCAAGCATTATTCAATGCTGGAATTCTCATAAGCCAGAAAGTTATTCTAAAATTCGTACACTTTCGTCGAAGCAACTTGAAGCTATTAACAAGCATCTTAAAAATCTTGGCCAAAAACAATCAGATGTTTGTTACTTAATAGAATATGTGTGCAAAGGTATAGAAAGAAGCGATTTTTGGTCAAACAAAATTGATCAAAGTGGTAGAAATTTTAGCGCGGTCTTTGGTTATGGTAATCCGCATGATACTAAATTAAAAAATGTTGAGAATCTTTTTATACTTGGACAAGATGATTCCGAGGCTACAAATAAGAGCGACACACTAAACCAAGAGCAGAAGGATCTTATTAGAACTTATAAATATATTTCGTTTGAATATGAAAAAGCCCGCAATCGAAATAACGAAGCAGATATTAAACGTTGGCAAGAAGAACTTGACACTATAAATCAGCAACTGCAATCGAACAACGTCTTCATCGAGTCTCAACAATGACACTTCCCTTTTACATCCAGAAAGCAGTTGATCTCGGGCTGCTTGAAGTACAAGATGACAAAATTTGCGGAACAAATCAAGCTGCTATTGAGACCGTCATGGCATCTGCAAGATTGGTTGAAAAGCTTCAGCCAACAACTATTGCAGAACGTGAAGACACATTAAATCAAGAAGCAATTGTTTTAAGTCGCGTTCTCAGCAGTGTTTCTGGTGTAGCTAGGGAACTATGGTCTCAACTCAGAACCGCTTTTGGTGTTGGCCATGGGCAGGAACTTCCTGAAAATCTATGGTCGTCAATGGTCTTCAGGGCAATTGCAAAAGAGATTGACTTAACTTTCATCGGCGAAAGAACGGGTAAAACAATATCAAAAGATAGCATCATAACTGGCTATGAATCTATCATAAAAAATAATAATAATGTTTCTTTTTCTGATTTTTGTGAGACTATTTCTGAACTTGCAGACTCGGAAACGATAGAGGCTTATGGAGATGCTGCGTCTGAATGGAATACGGCCCTTGACATTCTTAAGCAAAAACGTGTTTCAAGTTTATTCAAGGAAACACTTTACCTTTCCAATCAATTCCTAAAAACAGACCCCAATCTTTCCAAGGCCTTGGAGTTCTTGCACGAAAGAACGCTTGAAGGTATTGGAATGCTGAGCGGTTCTATTGGTAATCAAGGACAGGTTGTTGACTTGGTTCAATCAATCATTGGCGATCCCGGCACGGGGCGTCTCAATTGGGCTGATTACATTCTGAATGCCAAGATCCAAGATCAACCAGTTTCTACCGGTGTTCCCGCTTTTGACCTTGATATTGAAGGTGGCGTTGCCCCGCCAAGACCTCACACACCTCGCGCAGGCAGATTAATGGTTGTCGGAGCAAGGACTGGCGTTGGCAAGACTGCTCTTGGCGTTCATGTGGCCGCATCCCTTGCAAAAGGTGGTCTGACGGTTGGATTCATTTCTGCTGAACTTGAAAATCGGGCAATCGAAGCACGTCTGATTGCAAATCTCAGTAAAAGTTTGATTTCTCCTTACCACTGGAGAAAAACAACCCCAGACAAAATAGGTCATGTTACGGTTGGCGAACTAGAACTGCCGGGAGCGACCCAAGCACAAGAACGTATTGCACGAATCGTCGCCGAAGTCTCAATGAGGCTCGACGAGGTTGGTGGCAAAATGCTTATTGAGGCTCCTTGGGGCGCATGTGTAGACACATGTATAAACACGATGAGAAGCATGAAAGCTAAGAACCCTGAACTTAGGGCCGTTGTTCTTGATCACTTCCACGCACTGGCCAGGCACAAAGGCGGTTCAGCCAGTAATCCTAGTGCAATGCTTGAAGACAGAGCCTATAAACTTATGACGGCTGCCAAAGAATTGGATATTGATTTATTCGTACTTGCTCAGCTTAATCGTGTTGGAATGGATGCAACTTCCAGTGCCGAACCCCAACTTAATGAGATTCGCGGAACTGACGCTTTGGCGCATGTCTCTCATGCAACATGGCTAATCAGACGTGTTAAAGCTGATGGCGATAAAATAAATAGAGACCTTGAGGTATGGCACTCTAAAGTAAGAGGCAGACAAGCCCTATGGAAGCAAGGTGAGGACATCCTTGAAAGTATAAAAGGCTTCCATGAAAAAAGCATTATCAGGATCGATTACGAAACTACCTCGATCGAATCAGATACTACGATTAGTGATATCGAACAACGAAAACGATCTATGGGATTATTGATGTGAAAAACGCACTATTCAGCCTTGTTAGCCATACTAACCTGCTCATACTTAAAATAATCAAAGGTATAGCAGAAGGTTTAATTATTATAAATGGCAAAATTGGCTGGATAGTGCTTACTTTAATTGATAAAGAAAGAATGCGCCATGCGCAGGTCATAAGCGAGCAAGAAGAAGAAATCTCTGAACTTAATGTTCTGTTAGGTATCAATGAAATCAGAAATGATGCACTTAAGTCAGGCAAATGGAACGAAGATCATGAAGATAGTTTAAACCTTCTTGGCAATGTTCTCGCCAACGAACATGACTGGGAAGTCGAAAATGTTGAGCGATACCTTCACGAAGTAATTGCTACTGGCCCGGCAATAAATCAGGAAGAATGATAGGGTTGCTTGGAGATCATGCAAACTGCTATCTTAAATCGGTATTCCTGCGGGATAACAAGAAGCGAAGAAGTCTTAGTTTCTGAGATTGATAGACTAAGAGCCGAATGGGCTCAGAATGGCGCTGTTTGCTGGATTACAAATCCAGTCCAGCAATGTAATCAAGAATGCCCTGATGTCGAATATAACAAGAACACCCCCAGCCTATAGGTCGTACATAATACATAATCTCACCATTCTTTAAACTTACATGTTGACTGGGATATATCGCTACGCCTGTACTGCGTAGCGTTCTCCCATCCCAGTAATATCCTGGCAAAAATGGTAGTACTACTTGTGTCATTTAATTGTATTAGCGGAAAAATCCCAAAGCCAGCCATCTGACTTACTGGTAATCAGCCAACGCTTCATCAGGTTTGTGCGTGTATATTTTTTGCACTTACCATCTGTGGGACCTGTCTTTGGATATCCACCATTAATTAAGTCAAGTTCGCCGAACGGATCATGAACATAAAAATGCTTTTCATCAAAGCCAATCAAGGTTATCCAATGTCCGCCACCTGTCGGGGCAAAAATACTGCCTTTATGAAGAATCCCGATGGGAACAGGATAACCTTTGTTCAATAAATTGATCAAATCTTGCTCAGAGCCATTCATTTTGAATTGGTTTTTGATACCAAGACTGTCAAGCGCTTTTTTCTGAGCAAGCTGAGAGATGGTATCACCGTACTTGAAGACTTTTCTTAAGTATTCATCATCATCAAAGATGATTTCAGGGTCAATGTATTCAATCGCCATGGCAATAGCTGACGACTGACAGGATCTTTCTCCGTGACCCGTCTTACTGTCTCTTTGATAAAAATAAACAACATCCAAAGGGAATTTAGGCTTTGCCGGTAGGGGCGCCCTAGGAGGCTTCTGAGGGCCTCTGAAGCTCTTTGTGAAGTCTTCCCTCTGTTGTTCAGTTAATGTGTCTTCTAGCGCCTCTAGAGCCTCAATCTGATGCTTTTCACCACGGAAATATTTAGCGGCGTCAACAAGCCTTACATACTCCTCAGTCGGTTTCCGCATGTTCGGATCGGGAGGAGCATTACGACTCATGATATCTATTAATTTTGAACTATACGCAGGATCCGTGGCGTACCCCTGCTTCACTAATTGCCTTGCAGCTTCTTCTCTGTTTGGAGCGTTATTGATGCCGGAATATCCCTTGTAATCCTTATACCATTTTTCGACAAGGTCATTGACACATTCTTCTGGAGACGAATAGTCCTTGAATTCATCCACAATGGTAACAAATTTAGCACCATCCCACTCCTTAGTTTCTTTCTTAGTTCCAGGACCTTTAATACCAAAAAAATTATTTTTACCAGACTGATACTGGCCCCAGCCTGATTCGCATGCCCATTGTGCGGCAACTAGCTCAGGAAATTTGCAGCCAGCTTTAACAGCTAGCTCGGCAATTAGATGCCAAGATGTTACCGACATTGGTAAAAATAATGCGAACTAGTGTACCATCACCAGCGCCCATCTGGGCATTTTGTCATGGGAATCTTGGTTTTGATTGCCATAAAACATCCACATATCTTACACCGTGCAAACTGACTAGTAAGGTATTCACATTGCTTGCAGATCTTCATCCGCTCAGCAGGGTCAGTAATTCTTTTCTTTTCATTATCCATTTTTAAATCCTACCATTTTTCAAGCGGACAAGATTCATCTGGCTTTTGAGTCTTGACGTTCATCCAGCAGTTGCATTGTGAGCAACGAGCAAACTTTCTTTCAAAATATATGCAGCTACGACAAATAGCCATCCTTTCGGATGGCGTTAAATCTTTTTTGTTTTTATCAATCATTTCTTGGCTAGACGGGTGAAAAGGCCAGCGGCAAATTCAATAATTCTATAATACTTTGCGACTGCTTCGTCGTCCTTTGGTGTTGGGGTTAAGTTCACCACAGCAACAGCCGCTGCATGAACGGCAAATAAAGCAGCAAATACTTCGGTTCCATGAGCCAGGAACCAAGCAGTAATTCCCAACATGATAAATCTATCGGTTGCCCTAGTGTGCCAACAAATTTATCGAATTATTGCTTTGCTTCTAATGCAGAAATTCTTTGCTCGGCAGTACCAAGGCGACCATAGATCTCGCGGCGATCTTCTTTCATGTCTTGCCTTAACGCCTGCAGCTCTGAGCCAATATGTTCAATGCCCATGCTTAATTTGACAATAGCGTCCCTACCATCACCTGATCTTTTGATTATCGACCCGGCGGCAATCCCACTCAGTCCAATTAAGCCACCAGTAATTGCAGCCATTAATTCAAGCATTTTTACTTACCTTTGCGAGGCTTGCCGAGAGTCTCAGCAAGGTGTGCTCGGCGACCAGTCACGCCTTTTTTCTTAATTGCTTTTTGAATCCACTTTTCAGCCATGGACCCTGGTGAGTCTACAGGCATAGGCTTCCATTGGTTTACGGCCAAGGAGTAATAAACGAATCAGTGTTGGGAACAGTTTCTCCCGTTTCCGGATCAAAAATAGTTGGCTGGCTATTTAGTAATACCACTAATTCTTCAACAGTTGTAACTTCAGAAATTTCAAGCTCTCTTAAGTTGCTGACTTCTCTTACTTGTTGTCTGTAAGCCAACACATCTTGAGGAATGTCGGCCCCCGTTTCAGTTTTACGGGTTACATACCAGTCGGTTGAGGCGAGCAATGAACCGGCGATTTCTTTCTGTTGGCGGATTAGTTGCGTCTTTAATCCTGTTTGAATACTGCCAGTATCATTACCATCTTCGTCCAAGATAGATTCGTCTTCAAGTTGTTTTGGAATTAAATTATTCTCAGAATCGTAACCCCAGTAATACCTCTGATCAAAAACCGGAGGATCACTTCCTTCTGTGATACCAATAGCTTCACGTTCTTCTTGTGTTGCAAGACGGAGGAAGTTTGCAGGAAACTGACGACCATCTTCTGTTTGGAATGGAGCATCCAAGGAAATAGGTTTGCCGTCCAGTAAAAACATGATTGAAATGGTAGTCGATTTAGGGTGCCAAGTAAAAGTTTAATGTATTTACGTCACCTAGCGCGAGCGTAGGCGAAGGGGTGCTCGGCGAAGGCGGCGTACACAATGGTGTGCAAACCATTAACGCCTTGCGCCGTAGTCCTGATCTTGAAGCCATTGGATAACGCATCAACACTGTGGCCAGCGCTTGTGGCTTCTGCGTTACTAGAGTTTGGAACCAATAGGCTTGTCATGACGTTGTAAGTATTTCTCGCTGTGTCGTGCAGCCACCAATCTTCTACGCCCACGGAACTGTTTTTAAACAGAATCCACCTCGGCCTAAACCCGGTATAAACAAAGGGACCATTCGCGCTGCCGTTGCCGGTGTAGCTGCCAAAAGAAGAGTACCCGGCTACTGGGGCGAAGCAGTAGGCGACGTAGGTGGAACTGCTACCACTTGTTCCGCTACCACCACCGACACTAAAAACAGTAGAAGATGGCGTCGTGTTATTCCACCAAGTAGCGTTTGGGCCAAAAGTGGATGCAGTTGTAAAGATGAGTACATACTGCCCAGCGCTGACTCCATTGTTCAAGCTGCGATGCCAAATGTGCCAGTCCGCTGTACTGCTTCTACTTTTGACAATGATGAACTCGGGGGACACACCCAACCCATGCCCCACTGTGCCAGCAGAACCCGTCCCCGTATAAGTAACCACCGAAAACCCCGCACTAGCATTAGCCCTCACCTGAGAAGTGATGCTGCCTGCGAAGTTGGACGCGCCTGCGGTGGTGTTCGTATTGATCTGCCCGCCCATTCCACTGTGGTTGGTGCAGAAGTAGTACAGCGTGGGTGCGCCTGATGCAACGGCGATTGTCAAAGTAGCGCCAGCATTGCCGGCAGTACCGCTAGTCGTCACCCCTGTTGTGTATTGCGTAGGTCCATTGGCTGATTCTGATAGCCGGAATGGATGCCCAGAGTTAGACGCAGCAGATAGATCAAAGGTGTATGTGCTGCCTTCTTCTAGGTTCAGCGTGGGTTGCTGTTTGCCGTCGATGTGAAACTTATCGCTGACAACGGTGACGGTGTAGGTCTTGCTGCTGTTGGCGCCGGCGTCCCAGCACCAGCCGACATAAGTTGTACTACTTGCGTTAGTAGCAGCGGTGCTTCCAAGGCTAAAACCATCAGAGTTGAAAGCAGTCAGGCCACTAGCATCTGTATTTTCTGCTGAAGTGCTGTCGCTATAAATAATTTTTGTCGCTCCACGCACAATGTCATAAATATTGTGGCTATAGGAACCAGAACTTCTAGATTTCAACCAAACAAAGTCAGGCGAGAAGTTCAGCCCACTAATGGTCTGCGTTGAGCCATTGCCGGTGTAGAGCTTTACGTCCATATAGTCCGAGCCTTTGGCAATCGTCGGCGTCGGCAGGTTGGCGGTGCAGAGTGCCTTGAAGCCGCTGGGGGCGGTGTAGGCGAAGGGGCGTTGGCCGAAGTTGCAAGCAACTGTCCAGCCCGCAGCTTCAACCAAAGGGAAGAGTGGCAGGGTGGTTGAAAACGTAAGGGTAGGGTTAGCGCCTGTTGATGGATTACCAGTAGTGGCGTTGGCTGCAGTGAACCAGGTATTATTTATGCCAATCCATGCTTTACCAGCATCGTAGTCAATAGCAAGCTGAAGAATTTGCCCATTGGTTGTTTTTGATGCGTATTGCGTTGTCGTGCCATTGTTTTCATACACAAAGTTACCGCCATTGTCATACACCCACCAGAGATTCGACGCGTTTCCTGGATAGCCAGAGTAAGGGGTTAAGTTGCTAGTAAATCCCCACCCTCCACCCTCTGTGCCGCCCGTGCGGGTGAACTCCATGTATGCCTTGAGTCCAGCGGTAACCGCAATCGTTGCATTTGTCGTTCCGTGACCAGAAGGTGCTAGTACATCGAGATTTCCATTGGCAAGCACTTGGGTTGTGCCCTTAGCCAACGGATTCAACGTCGCATAATTTCCCCTCACCTCCCCACCAGCGCCTGTATCGGTGCCGTAATTAGTGGGGGAGTCTACGAGGCTGTCGTTTCCTGCACCAGCCGTGACCGATAGGTTGTTCGGCGTCCAGTTATGCCCGTTGCCAGAAGTGTCCTTCCCTAATGCGGCGGCGGTTGCTGCACTGTTGTCGGCAAAGTCGAGGTGAAAGGAGTTGCCTGAGTAGCTGCCGGAGTATGCCTTGGGCTGCCAGACGTTGTTGGTGTCGAACTCCCCAAATGCTGATGGGGTCAACGCTTGTGAGTCGACGAACCAGATGTCGGCGAGATAGGAATCAAGATACTCGTATGTATTGTCTAAATACCTGCCTAGGAAATGCGACGCCCCAGACTCGTTGATGTAAGCAATATCAAGACTTGGAGATGGATAGGTTGCTGTACTGAACGTAGTAACCTGCGTGCCGTTGACATAAAGCCGTAGGCGGTTTGATGCGGTTGCCTGCGTAGTGTCTGCTTGTAAAACAATATGATACCAAGCTGAAGGGTCACGAAAGACTTGTGTGGTAACTAGGCTAAAAATATCTGCTCCGCCAGATCGTGAAGCAAAGGAAAGAATGTTACCGTCGGTTGTTACCAACTTTGTCCAATATTCCTTTCGCGGCGAAGCCTCCTGAGCGACAAAAATAGGTCGCTGAAGCCCTGTTGACCTGACGGTATTTTTCCACCAAAAAGATAATGTAAAGATCTTCCTATTGCCCGCCGTTGATGGTTGGCGGGACAAGAAGGCACTGTCTATACTATTGAAACGAAGGCTTCTTTCGATTTTAATGCCTCTCGATTGACCACTTGCGCCAGCAAGTACGTTGCTTCCAACAATAGACATCAGTAGTTACCCGTCCAAACAACTTGCACTTCGGATGCACCAATCACCACATAATCAATTCTATCTGTTTTCGAACTTGTAGCTGTAATTGTTGGCGCCGTACCGGCAGAAAACTTAAACCCACTGCCCCAACCGCCAACCGTGTAAGGACCACCTGACGCCGGCTGCTTGATAAAAATAGAACCAGACTGACCGGCCGTAGCATTCGTAAATGTCACGGAAGTAATATTTTGACTTAATGTGCAAATAAAATTATTACTGTCATCAAAATTAATCGCCAAAGCACCGGCAGAACTCGTCACAGTTGTTACTTCGCCGCGTTGCCCAGCCGTAAACGTCTGAACAATATCTGTTTTAGCTGTATCAGCATCATATGCTTGAACATCAGTGTTGATCACCAAGCCTAAATTTGTTCTTGCGGCAGAAGCGGAACTAGCTCCAGTTCCGCCATCGGCAATAGCAAGATCATTGATCCCACTAATCGAGCCACTTGTAATTGCAGCAACTGCAGGCGTAGTCTGTCCGGCGGCAAATACAATCGCCCCAGTCATCGTCCCACCGGACTTAGCTAAAGCCGCGTCTATAACGCTCTTCAGGGTGTCTACCGTTACGGTCTGAGTGCTCGTAACAATAGAATCAATTTTGACAGATCCGTAAGTCATCAGAGAATCACCCAGGTGCCACCGGAGGGAACTTCAACGCTATAGGTTGCCGCAACCTCAATCGGGCCAGCGCTTAACCCATTATACCCAACTCCAATTGTTACATTCTGATCGATTACAATTTTATTTTCTGTGATCAGTGATGCACTGCCACCACTATCACCTATTTTGAAATCGATTCCATAGAAACTGGTTCCAGTTGGTGGAGCTGACGTAAACGCAATCGTTGAACCAGATATTGTGTAAGCAGAAGTTGGAATCTGAACAACGCCACCAACAATAATTAAGACTGCATTTGCATATTCTGGTGCATACGCAACATTGTTTACTTTTAAAGTGAATGATGTTGCAGTACCGTTGAATTGACTGGTAAGGCTATCAAGCTTTGTTATCCCGGTCGTTCCGCTTGTTGCAGCAAACGTACCACTTAAAACACCGAAAAATGTAGAGGTGCTAGAAGGAGCAGAGCCAAAAACAATATCATATCCTAATGTTGCGTTTGTGGTAACATAAAATCCCTCAAAGCTACCAACAGGAATACCACTATTCGGTTTTTGGATAACACCATCTACACTAATTGCAGCCAGAAGAGCACTGCTGACGGTAACAATATTTCCGGGAGAATCCCTTAACTGAAATCTTGTTTCTGTTCCGTCAAATGTTGCCGGACCTCCAGAATTATTCTTATTATATAAAGTTAAAATTGCAGGAGCGGTGTAACTGCCTCCACCGCCACCACCGGCACCAGTACCAATCTCAACGATAGACTCAGTGCCGTTATCCTTTTTAAAATATGCTTTACCATCAAACGTATTTATGGCAATTTCGCCCAGATCAATGTCCGTAGTAAGCGGTATTTTTCCTGGTACGCTAGACCGCTTTAGCTTAACAACTGGCGCTGCCATGTGGCATTCTCCGGCGGCTATAAAGCCCTATAGAGCCATTATCTAATGGCGTCCTAGGGTTCCTACCTAGTATGTGCCGCCATCGATTTCGTTAGTCCAGGAGATTGTGTCTGAACTTGCGGTATAAAAAAGCAATCCATCATTGACCCCACCACCATCCAAAGCGCTTAAGGTATTAGCAGCATTTGCAACCAGGACAGAACCTTTAGTTGCGGAAGTCAAACCAGTTCCACCATAGGCAACACCAATAGTAGTACCGTTCCATGTGCCACTGGTTACGGTGCCAAGTGTTGTAATTGAACTCTGGCCGACGTAAGTCGAAGCAATATCGATCGAATCAGCATTTACTGTGATTCGGTTGGTAGTACCGCCGACATCAATAGTATTGCCAGTCTTGGTAAGACCGGCACCAGCAGTAATTTGTCCAGCACCGGAGAACTGGGAAAAAGCTAGACCGGTAAGACCAAGATTTACGGTCGCATTATTAGTAAGAACCCAGCCGGAATCAGCATTTGCAGTACCTTCTTCTACGAAGGTAAACATGCCGGGTGTAACCTCGACATCACTGTTAGCATCATCGGAACGAGACCAAGAACCCGATGCGACAACGTAAATGCCGTTGTCGGCAGCAATAGATTGGTTTTTGACGAGGACTCGGTTGCCAGCAACTAATGCAACGCCGTCAATTGTCTGCGTGCCAGACAGAGTGATATTGCCAATAGTAGCAGCACGGACACTTGCTTTTACGTCAAGACCACTGCGGGCAGCATCAACGTATGCTTTTGTTGCAGCATCTTGATCGTCAGTAGGATCCGCAAGACCTGTGATCTTTTGGGCGTTAAACGCAACAGAGGCGGTCGGAGCCGCCATCTGATCAAGTCGATTTGTTCTGACCTGAGTGTCAAAATCGCTGATTTTTGATGCTGTCAGCGACGGGATATCATCAGCAACAAGCGTCCTAAACGTCGGCGCAGCATCTGCACCACTTGCAGGGCCTGCTAAAACTTTATTAGCCTGCTGAACAATACTCTTGGAAAAAAACGCACCCTCGCCGGCTATTGAAATAATTGAACTGGAGTTGCTCCCGACCCCAGACCCAAAACCATAATAAAGTGTTTTATCAGCTTCGTTAAATGCCAACTCGGCATGAAGCAGATTTGCGGGTGCTCCAGCGGCACCACTGGCGTCTCTCCGCTTGATCCTGATGGCACTAGCCATTTTAAAAACTTAAGCAGTCATTATATCATTCCTACTATCAAAAATTTCCGCCGTCTAAAGTAGCACCAATATCACCGGCAACATTAAGATTACCGGATATTCCTACGCCACCGGCAATCCGCAAGGCACCAGTCTCTGCACTTGTACTTTGAGTTTCATTTGTAATGTCAATTGTGCCAGAATGACTATGATCAGCGCTAATGACTCTATCAATAGATACATGAACATATTGGCTGTGGTCATCGTCTAAAAGACCACCTAATCTACCGTGATCCGTAACTCCAGCAGTTGCTCCGTTGACGCCAGATGATCTAAGGTCTTGATATCCTTCAATTGTAACTTTAACTGTACTCGTATAAGCTGTGCTGTATTTATAAATAATTTTATATAATATTCTGATCGGTATTACCTCAAGACCATTTAAATCTAAATCACCAAAGACAGCAGCTTCCGCAGCGCTTAAATCGTTATATTGCTGCTGGCCAGAAAATGCTACAGCGGGATATTCAGTATTGCCAGTCGCTGCAATATAAGAAATAAAGTATTTACCATTTCCTACTTGCTGTTTCTGCCAAGTTACATTAAAGTTATTGTAAACAGGAACTCCCGTTTCAACAACAAACGCATAATCAGAAGGCGTAGAATACTTCCATTCCGATCCATCTTGATGAAAAACAGGTAACTTTGCTACTGGATTTAATATCTGCTGAAATAAATTTGACGCAACATTCGGAGCAGGTGTTGCGCTATGATCAACTTCAATCTTTACGTCTTGGAACAGTGCCGTCCCACCCGTCAGTGCAAACTTTGCATGACTGTCGGTATTACCATTTGGATTATTGGTAATACCAGAAATAGTAAATCCTGTCTTAACAGCAGCACTGGTGGCTAACTCCAGGAATTCCTGGGTTGCCCAATTCATCGCAATTCCATGCCTGTGATCAACAAGCAATTGTGGAGCACCCAGCGTCTCGTTCCAGTAAATCTGGCAAACGGGAGTGTCTAGTTTGTAATTAAATTCAGTTGATTTAATTTGTAAATTAGCGCTACTGTCAAGATAAATATAATAAATACCGCTTGTCGTTGGTTCCGCAACCGACTTGTATGTCGTAAAAGTATGCTTTACTCCTTGACACCATACAGCCGCAGATGCTCCCGTAGGATAAAGCCAAAATTGCTGCTCAACAGGGCGATAGGCAATAACCGTCGTTGTCTTATCGACAAATCCAGCAGGTTCCTTTGAATCAGTAATCCCAACCTTATCTCTTAACCAGACTTCATCAACAGATAACGTAGTGGTAGGGGAAGATCCTTCGCCACCATTAACGGTTAAAAGACCATCGCCACCATATACCTCAAGATCAATAGAATCTTCTACAGCCTGATCAAGATCGGCCCGAGTAACATACTCGAGGCGGATTAATTGACCTTCTTCTTTAATATATAAAAGATTTTCATCTTTTGCATAAGAAAGCTCGCCTTCGGCAAACTCACCTACATTGGCAAGTAGATTGTTGTAATTGCCTCGCGCAAGCTGTATCTTCGCACGATTGGCCGGAATCGGCATTTCCGTTTAAGAGCTGAACTAGTATTCCGCCCCTTTACTTCTTGGTGGATTTCCTGCTACCCTTGCCCGGCGCAAGTCTGCCATTGTTGCCATGTCCGTTTCTAGCCCGGTTTTTGCTCGGTTCCTCAAGTTTAAACCCGCCTCCAGCAGCGTGACTGACATCTTTTCCGCCCTTGCCCATGATCCCTCTAGCACGTCGCTCACGAGCCAGTTCAGCCCGGTATTCCTTGCGATCTGGGCTCGAGTTACGTTTTTTGTCGTAGGCGAGTTTCTTTTTATATGCCTCAGGATTTTTTGCGTAAAAATCGGCGGTAGATCTTTTCTTCTGTGCCATTACTTCTTCCTATTGGCAGGCCGAAAGCGATCAGTAGCACCATTAAAAGGCTTAGTCCTTTTAGGTGAAGCTTTAGACGAATACTCACTAATGACCTTACAGGAAGACTTCTTCCGCGATACTTGCTTGGCCGTAGATAGCGGTAAAGCCATTACTTCTTCCCCTTTTTCTTAGTCTTCCGCTTTGCCTTTACTTTATCTTCTTCACGTTGAAACTTTTTAGCCACTTCTGGCTCAAAAGCATATAAAAATCTTTTTTGTTTTGCCGATTTAAATGGCATGACTAAAAAGGTGATCCATCTTTGTTCGTGGATCCCGGAGCGTATGCAGGCTTACCAAGACTGCCATCGTTCACGGGATCAGTTACTTGCCTTTTATGAATAACAGGCTGAGACGCAATAATATCGGCGTCTAAATTAACGCCTTCAATATATCTCGGGCCTGTTAAATATTCGGGCTCGTTCACTTAAACTCCTCGATTTCAGTCTCTTTGAGTGCCACAGTTTTAGGCTTGACTGCTTTTGGCTTCTCCTCTACTGTCTCCTTCTCTTCTGATGGTTTTGTAACTTCTGCGTCAGCAGGTTTCTGGGCGGCAACCTCTACCCAACCAGCAGCAGATAATTCACGGGCTTCAACAGTGTGATAAACCTTACGTTGTTCCCCGTCTTTTGTAAAGATGGTAGGCAGTTTGGGTAAATGCATGGCAATAAAAAAGGGCGACAAAAGTCACCCTTATTATTCCGTTTGAGGAAAAATCAGCCGACGTTCTCGACCACGTCGAGGAAAGCGCCGCCAACAGTAGCGGTGCCGGTGCCAGCAGCAATGGTGTACTTCACCAGGTTGTCAGCGTCGCACAGGGCGCCACGGACGTGAGCAATACCAACACCATTCAGATCCAGATCATTAGCACCAAATACAACATCGCGGCCGCCAATGTTGAAGGTGACGGTAGCGTTGCCTGTGATTGCGCTATTAACGAGAATCACGCGGATGGTCTTGATGTACTTCAGGGTCACACCCAGATTAGCATCGCTGGTGGTAACAGCCAGATTTGCGTCAAGATCAAATTTTTCGCGGGGGAAAATACCAGTAGAACGACGTGCCATAATTAATAAAAACGACGGAAAAACCAACGCGCAGATCAGGAACAAGCGCTGGTGGTTCTAAAGTATGTTTCCTAAAAGGCAAAAAAGAGGGGCCGAAGCCCCTCATTCCCCACACTTACCAGTCTATCAAGATCAGGCAGTAGCGTTCACGTTGCACAGGCGAGCAGCCGAGCGACCATTGATCATGGCCAGACCGCAGTACCACTCAACGCGGATCACCACCTGAGGAGAAGCAGTGGACTCACCCAGGTCACGCACCTGAATGCCACCGTTCTGGATACCGGTCAGCAGGTCGCCGCCGAAGGTCACCACATAGATCGACTGATCAGCGGGGGTGCCGTCCAGGATGGGAGCATTCTGGTGGTCGCGATCCAGCTCAATCACGGGCAGGCCGGCATACACCATTTGCTGGTAGCCGAACTCGTTGCGAGCGATATCAATCTGGGAAGAAGTGCGAGCCTGCTTGGTCAGGTGACGACGAGCAGACTTGGACATCACCAGATACTTGGTGCCGCCTTGTGCGTCCACAGCGTCAATAGCTTCGTCCAGAGCGTTCAGGTCCAGGGCAGCAGCGGAAGCTGCGTTACGGATCACTTGGCTGTTAGATGCATAGGCACTAGCCGGCAGGCGAGTAGCCAGGCCGTCAAATTCGCTGGGGGACTGATCCGAATCGCCGTTGATGAACAGCGACTCCCAGGAAAGACGCATTGCGCGGGTCTTAGCCTGCACCTGATAAGCGCGGGATTCAGAACCCTCGAGGTCCAGGATGGCACGGTCAATCTTGATGTCGCCACCGAACAGACGGAGGCTTTCAGACTGCTGGCTCACCTCAGCATAGGCTTCACCGTAGCTAGCATTATAGTTACGGAAACCCACGTCACCGAGGGACTCTTCACGCTTCCAGAACAGGCCATTGCCCTGGATCTCACGGAAAGGCAGAACGCTCAGCAGGGGACCAGCGGAGAGTTCAGAAATAACGGCAAGCTCCTGGGGATTAGAAGCATGCTTTTTGGCTTCAGATAAACTAAGGCCCATTTTAAGACTCCTTTAGATGTGAACAAGGAAAGGTGAAACGTTGCTTAGGGCCTCACGCCCCAACATCGGAACACCCTGCCTGCCCAACCATCTCGGCCAGCCAAAACCGGGTGCTTTCTATCATATAGTTCCAAAAATATTTATTCTTCCCAATAAAAAAGCCCCTTTCGGGGCTTCCGCTTCAGCCAAAGGCTTTCAAGAATAATTCGTCCCGAGATAAAGACGAAAGATCCTCAATTGGTTGACCATTGGCATCAGTGCCACCATAATTCAAGCCAGCTCCAGAACCTTTGACACCCTTAAAAAATGTACCATAAACAGGATGAGACTTAAACTGCGCAACAAACTCTTCAGGCGTCAAACGCTTACCTGTCTCGGTATCAAGGATTGGGTCCCCCTGTGAGTCAAGTGGCGTCAGACTGCCGTCAGGTTCCTGCCGAAAACGAGAGCTCAGTTGACTGGCAAACATATCAAAGAAAGAAATACCGTCAGCGGAATCAGTTCTACCACCAGCGGAATTAAATACTTTCTCTAATGCATACCGTTTAATGAACTCTCGGTTCTTTGATTCAAGCTCTTTCGCTCTTTGCTCTGCTTCTGCCGCTTGGCGGCCGTATTTTTCTTCAATGGCACGGATTGATTCGCCATAACGCGATTCAATTTCCGCAGCGCGAGCGGCATCGGCCTGAAGTTTGCGATACTCTTCCGGATTAAACTCTTTAAACTTTTCTAACTGTTTTTCCTTCTCTTTAATTTGACGCTCATAAGTCTTACGAGCTTCTCTTTCGGATTTTAATGCCTTAAGAAGATTTTGAATATCCTCTTTTTCTTCAACCCCTGTCTCTTCAACAGTTGTTTCCGGAACCTGCGTGGCTTCCATCTCGGTCGCCTGATTCAGTTCTTCGTTCATATAAAAAGAGCAATCACTGCTCCTTGTTTAGTGCGACGTAGGATACCTATTGTTAAGGCGTCTAGTCTCCCTCGCCAGCCTGCTCGGGATCTTCTTCAATTTGAAGTATCACCAATGAAATTTGTATATTTTGCTGGTAATAACCACTTCTATTTCTTACCTTAGCATATGCAGTCCTTGTGATCGGTACATCATCATTAAAACCATAAATCACAGGCGCTACTCTCCTCCAAGATGTGTCAGTTGGAGTAAGTTCAGCAAAAATTCCAGCCCCAACTCTTGGCAGTTCATCTTCAGCTCTATCAAGGTCAAATTCGCGCTCATAGTCACTTACATAGAACGTAACGGTACACGGGGCTGAAGCTTTCATCTTGAATAAAGCGTACCCAGTAAACGCTTCAAAATCTACAGTTGTTACTTCAAGGTTTTCAAGTGGGCCACTATAAAAACTTACTTCAGTCCTGGAAGACAAACTTGAAAACTGTTGAGGTGTCCAGGCTTCCGCTGCTTCGTCATACGCCAGAATGGCGCCATCAGGTATAATTTCTGTAAAGCTTGGGTCGTTAACATCTATTAGGTCATCAAGTATAAAAGACCTTGTTTCAAACTTATCGTTTGTATCATTATAAATAAGTGCATTACCATTCTCCGGATCAATTATTTCTACATCCGCAAATTGACTTAAGCTGATAAAGTTCGCTACGTTTTTCCATGTAGAACTAGTAGAGTTATATTGCAGGATCTGACCATTCTCAGGATTATCAATATCAACATCATTTAAAGCATTAAGACTGAAATTATTTATTTCAAGAGCTTTGTTAGTCCACTTTGTTCCATCATATGATAAAACTTGAGAAGTTATTGGTTCAAATTTGGTTATTGTGGGAACAAAAGCATCCGTTGGATCTGCTTCATCAATACTTACTGTTAAATTTAGATTTACTGGAGCTGTTTTTGGAGTTAACGTGATTACACCATTTGACCTAGTCGCAACGACAGGACAATCTTCGTCAGCATTTATTTGATCACGAATCCGACCAGCAATCAGCAGCAACATCTCTGCATCAAACTGCGCATCTGTGCTGGTGGTTTCCTCAATATTGTTTATATCTTGCTGAGTAACTGTATAAGTGTACAAGGTTCCAGTAATCTGAACATTAACTTTGTCATTTTTAGCAAAAGATCCTCCAATGTAAATTCTTGCAAGATTTTGTGTTAGATCAGGTAACGCTGTTAAATCTACATCGGCAAGATCGTTGATATCATTCACATAATCTTGGTTCTTCCATATTGTTAGCGTAGAATCATAGGCAAGAATTTGGTTATCCGAAAGAGTAGATTGGTTTATAAGTACATCAGTTAAATTGTCAATCCCAATACCAAATTGCTTATTTAAGAATTTTGAGATTGTTCCTGTTTGAGTCCATGTCAACCCTTCTGGAATATTATCCGGCTCTTCAACACCAGATTCAACAATCTGATCTTCTTCGTCTGTTATGTTCCCAACAGGAATTGCTGTGTATTGAATAATATGATTTTGTTGGGGATTTGTAATTCGAACATCACCCAAATCTTCAAGCTTATAAACATAAACCTGCTCACCCCATTTTCCAGTTGCTTGATCCCAAGCAAGTATCGCTTTATCTTGTGGTTCGTATTTTACGGCGCCTGCGTCATTTGTACTTGGAAAATCTGGTGTAGCAGCTTGAAATGTTAACGAGGTGATTCCGGTAACCGTTATCTGTCTTACGCCATTAACTGCTGCGCGAGACGTTGAATAAACATACAGAAATTGACCAGTCTCTAATCCGTGCGGCAAGGTAGTAACTATCGATACAACGCCAGCGGTCGCGGCGATAGCGGAGATAGGAATGCTTACTTCCGATATTAATTCTACATCCTGTAAATCACTTAATTTATTATTAAAGCCAACAGGATTCCCTCCAGCCGTACTACCGTCTCCGACATAAAGACGTTTGGTATCAGTTGTATATACCGGCTCCCCAAGCAGGGGGACAAAAGTAGTTTGCTCCCGTTCTTCTTCTGTGCCCCTGCGAAACTGAAGTGCCACGGCGAATCCTAAGTCAAAATAGTATTCCCTCCCTAAATTTCAGTAATAAATGGAGTTATCCAGTCTTCATTTGAATTCTGAACCTCATTGATAATTAATCCGGCTTGCTGACACCTTTCATAAAAATAAGTATAAGATGCTTGAATTGTACTTTGTGTCATGGAACCAGATCTATCAACAAAGAGACCAATCACAGTTCCAACTGGTCTTCCTTCTAAACCGCACATTGCAAACCAGTCCGTAATATTAGTATTATTACCATTATCTCTAACCACTGCATACGGACCATAGCTTGGAGCCCCCAATGCCGCTTCAATCATTCTATTTGTTGGCGTACCCATTTGATTATGGAGTCCTTGACCATAGATAGCGTGTTGTATGCTTGCCCATTCCTTTGCGTTGAATAATGTATATTCAGTTCCATAAATTGTGGCATTAATTGATAGCGCAAAGGCTGATGAATTTACATTGTATAACTCGGTAAGTGGTAAGCCTGGCCTCGGCAAGTTTTTAAGTTTTACCATCAAAACAAGCCACTTACCTTGAGTATGTACCTGCTGAGGACTAAAGTATTGTTCAACCTGTATAAGTGGGATGGTTACTTCTGTCGTATTTGCAAAACTTGTAGACTGCAACAAAGTATAAGTTACATTTGTGACTGGATTTAAGACTTGAACGGTCATCTGATTGTCAGCAGCACCTTTGATCTTCAAGCTCTGAGTCAAGCTGCTGATACCAGAAGGTATCCTCATCCGATAGGAAATTGTAATCTCTTGGTCCTCTAAGCTCTTGAGCGATCTTTCCCCTCCATCATCAAGGGCTGGATCGGCGATCCAAACCATATTTGCTTTAAAGAACTCACTGCCGGCAGATGTCCAGGTTGGATTGTATCCTGGAGATAAAGTATAAGTAAGAGGCAGAGAACTCTTTTGATTTTTGCTGATCGGGTTAAACTTTTGTATTTCCGGTGGATTCCCTGTTGTAATCTGGGTGCCAACACCGTTAACAATGTGATCCCATCGTATGTATTGACCCATTGTGCCTGACGGCGGCCAAGAAACGCTTGTCTGAGTCGACCAGTTGATACCATCAATACTTGTCATAACCCTATCACCAACACCATAACTAGCCACAGCCAAAAATTCCTCTCTGTCTGGATTCCAAATAACAGAAGACCAAGAATTTGCCGGGGCTGGATTTAACCTGGTAGTCCAAACAATGCCATCAGGACTGGTAATAATTGCCCCACTAACATTTTGCTGATCTGTAATTGCGACTAATAACTGCAACTTTGAAGAGTAGGCGATTGATTTCCATGGCAAAAATTTATTTGTAGATCTCAGGGTCCAGGTAATCCCATCTGGACTTGTCATTACATCGTTGTTAGCTGTTCCATAAATACCAATGGCAACAAACAATCCAAGTTCTTTAGCCCATACAACTGATTTGAACCTATTTGCTTCACTATTTGGAACGCTTCTGGCAGTCCAGTTGATACCATCTGGACTCGTCATCACTGGAGTGTTGAAATTCGGACTGTTCGTATCATGAACAGCAACAAATAAATTCTTTTCGGGCGACCAGCAAATGCTAGACCAGTTCAATGACTCACTATTTGGAGAAGATCCATGAATCCAGTCAACACCATTAGTACTTCTCAATACAGATGCGCCGGGCTGACCACTCTGCGGAGAGAGGGCTACAATTAATCCAAGTTGAGGTGAGTATGCTGCGCATGTTATTGCTTTATACCATGACAACGTTGGAGCATTTGGCGATAACGCGACGCTTTGCTGAACCCAAGTTATACCATCACTACTTGTTGCGATCTTTGATGAAGTAGAAATATTGCCATGTAATGAGTCTGAACCGGAGAAAGATACAAACTTATTGATATTAGATGCCCATAAGACTGTACCATGTGATCCAGCATTTACAAAAGAACCAAAGATCCCTGTCCAGCGCTTACCGTTGGCGCTGTACATGACATCATTGCTACCATACAAATTAGCTACAGCCACATAACGGGAAAGGCCAGGAGACCATGCAACAGATGTCCATTTATTGTCAGCCTGCTCAGAAAACACACTAGTTTGGACTAAACCAGCGACAAAAGTATTGCTAACCGTGGTTCCATCAACAAAATAGTACCAATGGTACGTCCACTGAGTAGATTGATCAGTTCCAGTACCCATAGGGAATCTTAAGATTAAAATTTCCCTATTATCTGGAACTGGCTGGGAGGTGTTCCCAATAAAACCACCACCAACCCAACTGGCATTTACAAAGCCACTACCATTTCCTTGTGGAGGTATTTTGGCAACAACTACGCCGGCCGATCCACCAAATTGCGTAGGACTTATTATGTTTGTTAAGGCACCATAATCAAGCGTTGAATGTGGAAATGGTGCAGTATAAATAGAATTACCTTCACTAGGCACAAGTAACCAGTGAGGTCTATTGGGAAACTCTGATCTAAAACTTTGCCATCGATCATAGCGATAAGATCCATATTGGAAGATTGAACTTTCGTCGCAGAGACCAATACAAACCGCAGACTTACTTGCCACGATTCGCCCAAGACTTGCAGTAGCAGTGCCTGCTTCCCCAGTCTTAATGTCATTGCCTGCAACAACCTCCAAAACATCAACTGTTTTGTCTTTAGTCCAAGTCTGCCCCGGCTCTGCGGCTGACTGTTCTACATTCGTAGCTATAACGTTACCATTCGCATCTGTAATTGTACCTAGGTCTTTCTCTCCAACCTTTTGGGTCTTCGGGGTCAAAGGAGCACCACGTCTCTTGACACACCATCTCACGCCATAAACATGATTCGAGCCAACTGCAGGTTGCAGATTCATATTAAATGGGCCATTCTCACCCAATGTTTGATTGACGGGAGGGGCGTATGGAGACCCAGTGCTGGGAACAATTAGGGTTGAAGTATTTGGAACATTTCTATATTTAATTCTATCTCCCAGTAAAGCATCTCTTCCTCCGCCAAGTGTTTTGGGCAAATAGAATACAAAGTCGCTGTAATCAGTTCTACGCCATGTATAAAAATTAGATATAAACGATGCTCCAGTTCCATTCGCATCCAAAATGGGTCTAGGCAGGTTTTCTAAGAAGGTATAACCAGCAGGTTGAACAGCCCCATCATTATGAAGGCCACCATCCAGGTTGAAACAAGCAGCACCATCTGCCGCATTAACATTCAAGCCATCAATAAAATAACCTTGGTTGCCATATGGTCTGAAGATACCTCTATAGGTGACAATTCCGCCCGGCATGGAATTCTGTCCGGTCGTGGGAGGTGTTGCCCCAGAGCTATTCCCAAGACTAAGACTAAAAGAACGTTCATTAGAATACTGTAAAACACTAGCGGCTAAATTGCATTCTCCAAGACGTTTCTCAATATTAAATGTTTGAAATTCTGCAACCATTAAATGCTGAAGCGCAGAATGAACATTGATGTCATACATGAAGACTCCAATGTCTGCATTCTGATTGGCTAGATTCTGACGGTGTGCAGCTTTATTGTTAACATGAATTTGGATATTGCCTGCACCCTCTGGCAATACACTTAAGGCGCTTTGCGTTTGCAAATTAACGCCAACGTAAACAAAGTCGGCATCGTCACCAGGTTCGCCAAATCTGAAGACAGGGTGTGTTTTTCCACCAAAAGTATTTTTTCCTGGCGTACATCTTAATTGATAAACACCTTCGAACAATTGGGATTTTACACTGAATGCCGGTATCTCAACAAACATTTGTACGGTTTCACCGCTAACAGATAACGGTGCCGGCTTAGTACCTGGAGCAGGTGCTGATGCGGTTGAGGTTTCAATTAGACATTCCCAAACCTTATCATCATAAATTACCCTTGATCCTTTTCTGTAAGTTGTGCCTGGATCCCACTCCTCAAGCGTGTCACGAATAGTTGTAGAAGTGAATTCGTCTAATTGTCCTGTATAAAGAGATGAAGGATTTTGCCACTCAACAATTCGCAGCCATTCACCCGCCATAAAGCGGGAATCATCAGCGTCATAATAATAAACAACTTTAAATGTATTCAGCCTGCTTATCGTGCAAGCACAACGTCGCATGTAAGATTGAGCCAGCAGCCAATGATTTCTACTGTTATAAGTTAATGCAGATGCACGCTGGGTATAGGTGAAATAATAGTAACCATAGACATCGGTACTAGCTCTCCAGCCCATCATAATTGGAGGCTTGTCTTGACTTGATGCACCAGTTGGATCTACGGTTTCAAATTCAAGTTCAAGCCCACCGCCACTGCCACCACCAGCAAGTGAATCAGGCAGTAACTTCTTTAATAAACGACGCCTTGCCATTAAAGCGCCAAAGACTTTTTTTAAATTATTACCAAGATTTTTGTAAGCATCTTTAAATGCCTCAGCCTCTTCTTCCGGACTTGGAACTGGCGTAGTTAGTGCGTCAAGGCCAGGCTCATCAGATCCAGCACCTCCACCACCGCCCCCGCCGCCGCCTCCACCGCCGCCGCCTCCCGCCGCGACCGTGGCGAGAGCTAATCCAGAGAGACCACCAAATCCGCCTCCAAAACCGCCGCCGCCGCCGCCGACGACTTCTAATCCAGGTCTATTTAAAGCTGATTTACCAGTACGAGTGTATTCCTTTTTATTTGTTTTCATTCGCGCTACTTTTGCGCCTTTTTCTTTGGCAATTGCATCAATTGCCTCTCTCGATAAGATCCCACCAGGACCTAATGCTCGCTCGGCCTCCTCAAGAGCTTCCATGAACTCTTCGCGCTCTTCTTCGCTATCAAAGAAGAATGCATCAAATTCTTCCTCTTGTCCTTCAATTTCAAGCTCATCAAGATTAATCTTGATACTTTTAAGTTCTTCTCCGTCTTCTAAATTTAAGTCAAAAGTCCCTAAGCCCTGTACGCCACCTCTCCACATTGCATTTGAGAATTGCGTCCTGGTCCTAGGCAGTGAATTGCCAATGCCAACACCAGCAACTCTGTCAAGAGGAGTTGTCCACTTCTGTAATCCAGCATCCCAGCTCAACATTTGATAGTTGGCTATATTACCTTCTTCATCAGAAGTGATTAAAACATTGCCAAACTCTCCAAGTGTATAGCTAAATCTTTTTGCATTAAAAGCTTCCAGCGTATCATCCCATTGCATAACAAAAGGCTTGGGAGCTGGCGGTGGCGTCACCTGAACTGCATTTCCGAATTCCGGCTCCTCTACACAAAAATAGAAAAAGTCATTTGGCGGGGGATTTTCTCCAAATCCTGTAAAGTTTATTCTGAACTCGCCATCAACACCAGGAGTTCCCGTAATTACAAATCTGTTACTTTCCAGTATTACCCCAGGAGGGTCAATACTATGTGTGCCGTCAAGTGTCGTAGAGAACCTAAATGTTTTACCAAGTAAAGATGGATCTGAGAGGTCAAAGATATAATCACGATCATTAAAAAGTTTGAGGATAGGCGCTACCCTGACTTCATCAAAGATAAATTTTCCGTCATTAATGATTACCTCAATTGTGACATCATCCGGAGGCGGTTCCTCAAGGCCATCAAGGCTCACCAGGTTTACATCTTTAAGAAACGGTGTGCTCTTTTCAAAAAGACCACTAGTCCCGTTATATTTGATGGTATCAAGATTATTTAAATTAGACAAATTTGCGTGATAATTTGCCTTGGTTGTACTTAAAACATATTCGTTAAAAAAGTTATTCGTGGTTTCATCCAAGAAAAGCATGTGACCCCTCTTCTCGGGATCCGTAATTTCAACACCAAGTAAATCGCCAATTGAAGGTACTGGCGGAATTGGTTTTGATTCAAAGTTCTGGGTCTCTTCGTTATACTCTAAAAGACTATCAACCGCTAGGTTTTCTTCAATAGAGATGCCATCAATATCTGTGATAGCCTTAGGCAATTGTTCTCGAATAACCCATTTTTCAGTCGTAGAATTATAAACGATCATGAAGCCAGGCTCAAGATCCTCTGCTTCGGTTACATCTTCAAGGTCGCTTGTCGTAATTATTGGCTTGCCAATTTTCCATTTATTCTCGGCGTCTGAATAATATATAAACGTACCATGAATTAAATCTTCATTTTCCAGTTCGGCATCGAGAAAATCCTGCACAAGGATAGTCTCAATGACATTAATCCCACCTGGTGTAGTACCATCCCCAACATAGAGCTTATTGGAATCGTATGCATATACCGGCTCTCCTATAACAGGTGTAATCAAAGGGCGCTGCGCTTCTGTTACCCTCCTTATCTGCAGAGCCATTCATAAAGCCAATCTGCCATTAGGATACCGCTCGTCTAACTAGACCAACCAAAGATCATATAGCCTTTTAGAGGTTGTGTTCTTTCTCTGTCAAGCCTCCATTTCTTACCAGTTTGGTCATTCCGATCCATCCCGAAAGGCAGTGCGTCCCATAGCCATTTCTTCTTTATTTGTACCTGACTAGCGTTTGCAATCGCCTCCAAGACCGATTCCTCGTCAAGTGCTTCAATCTTGTTTACATCATCTGCGGCATAAAACAGTAATTCTTTATACTGGCTTGAAAAATCCCAGGCTAAGGGGACAATCTTGACGTACTCATCTTCATATGTAGTCGAACTGTCATCAGATTGTTGAAATCTCAATGCATACTTTGGATCTTCTTTGCCCTCTTCTTCGCTATACCATGTAAATTCTCTGATCCAATTTGCCGTCACATCTCTTTCCGTAATATCAATATTCAGTTCCGGTAAGTTTAATGTATCTCTAGTCGGAGAATCGCCTACCACATCAGCAAAAATATTATTAGCGGGCTGTTCTTGTCTTTCATTGAATATATTCTTTCTCCAATCTCCAGCAAAAGCAAACTTAATAAAATCACTTCTAATTTTTCTCTTCTGGTAATCAATCAAATTTTCAAAATTACCTACGAACGGCGCATTGTTCAGCAATCCTTCAATCGTGTAGGTAATTGTAAGTTCTTGGTCTGGGCCAAGACGATCATAGTTAGCTTTTTTGACTGTAAAATCAGCAATAAAATTGTTTGCACTGCCGATCCGCCCTTGATCAGTCTTTACAGAGAAGATAAAATCTTCTTCACTAAAGCCTGCTGGGTTATCAAAATACTGACCTCCCACTTTAAGTTTAATAATTGGCGGGGCTGTATCTTTTATTTTTACTTGAGCCCTTCTTCCGGCGTAACCCCAAACATTACCTTGAGTGTCTTCATTCGGCAATGGTATCGTAGTGGTAATCTTTTCAAAGGTTTGCTCTTCTCCTGTTTCGGTAGATTCAATAATAGGATCCGGGTCCCATTCATTTAATGGTGGAGCGCCTCCATCGCCAGTACTACTGCTCGCAATAGATCCTATCAATTCTGATCCACTTGATACAAATCCAGTGTTTCCGCCAATCAAATAAATTGTAATAATTCCTGTCGATTTTGTTCCAACCGAATCCTCCACCGTGTATTCAAAATCAAACTGTGTTCCTTGGCCGTTATTATACACAGCATAGGGTGAGATATTTTGATCAAACACATATTCACCAGTATTTGTATCCAATAAAAAGCCCTGTGGTGCGCCTGAAACCTCAAACTTTAAATTCTGTCCAGGGACATACTTATACTTTCCTGTCTCCTGATCAATTGAAACTGGGATTGCGTCAGGATCGCTTCCAGAAAGAAGACCTCTTTTTTCTGTATCACCCCTGATCGCTGATATTACAACTTGGCTAACATTTGCGGTTGGGTCATCAGTTCCTTTAATTGTATAAGTTATCTGCCTTCTGGCTACATTCCGCTCACCACCCTGCAATGGAAATTTTGGATCTTCAAGATAAATTTTCCCATCAAATTTAAATTCCTCCGGCAAATCAAGCGTGCATGGTTTGAATGAATAACTTACTTCAATCCCACCATCATCAGGAAGGTTAGTCGCTTTAATGTTTAAAGCGTAATAATTAATCCTAAAGGTATCACCTAAATCAGTCCAAGGAGCATAAGCTTTTACTACATAATTTAGATATAAATTATTCTGCGAATAAGCTGCAAACTTTGTCAAATCATAAGCTGCCTCTGGATTATCATAGGTCTGGAAGTCATGCGCAGGAATAATCTCATATGGAATCACCTCGGAAACATCTTGTTCATTTTCTGATACTATACCACTCCCAAGCAAGGAATTCCACTCTGTTATGTCATCCGGAATCACAAATTGCTTATGCTTCATTGGAAGCAGTTCGTTCAGAGTTTGATAATAATTCTCGCTTGCAGGATTTAAATCAGGCAGTTCTCTATCAGGTGTCTGCCAAGCGTGAATATTGATCTTAAATCTCTTTGGAGGAAAAACGCCAACCACACGATATAGACAAGCTTGAACTTTGCCTGGACCAAAATGAGTCAACAATCCAACCAACTTGTCAGCAGCATTGTAGGTCCAAGGCCTAATAAATATCTTGTCGCTAAATGTTAATCCTGCACCAGGTGTAAATGTTTCAACACTCGTCTGATTGGTTTGGCCAATAAAGAAAATGTTATTAGATATTGCTAAATTCTTGCCTAACCAAAAACCATCTGCTTGGCTGGGGGGGTAAGCCAGTAAACCGCTACTTGTAAATAGTTGATCGACGACACCCTGGAGAATTAGAAAATAATTATAGTCATCAGCATTTAAATTTGTGTTAGTTAAAATATCAGGATGATTTTCTTGCTTAGATAAATCGTTTACAATGATTGGATCAACTGGTTCAATTTTAAATTCAAACAATGTCCAGTAGATAACTCCAAGTAGTAAGCCTCCGCTAAGAATCGCTAGCGGGGCCAGTGACAGAAAAAGACTCCACCCAAAAAGCTGAGGGTTTGTACCTATTTGTGCTTCAGTTGTAAGATTTAATTCTTTAAGGTATTCATGGTAAACCAACCAAGTTGAACCTTTGACAGTCTTGATGACTTTAGGGGGAATTGGAACCTTTCTTCTTCTTTTGAATGGCCTGCGGTCATAATTAGCCTGTTTCCTTTCGTCTGCCTTATCTTTCTTGGGAGGCTTTTTAGTTTTATATTGTATGGTAAAAGTTTCATCAATATAAACTTTAGAGCCAATAGGCAAATTAATCGAAGATGTCGCTTTTACGATAAGTATTTCGCCATTCTTTTTTACAGTTGGTTTATTTGCTGAATTGTATCCCATCCATTCAGCTTCACCTGGAATGCCCTTGATCTCGCTAACCTTCTTGGCTTGAAGGATAGCTCTGGCTTCCTTGGCAAGAGCGTCTAATTTTTTCTGAAGCTCTTCAAATGCACCCATTATCGCCAGGAAGCAGACAGCGTATTCTTCCCGACTCTTAAAGTCACGCTAGAATTCATTGGGAGCCCCGTGAAGCCGTCTCCGTTTACATTGTAAAGGGATCCTTTGTATTTGACCGTAGGGCGCCCGTTAAGCTCAAAACCGCGCCAGGTTGCATTGAAATTCTTTTGCCCTAATCCGCCGCCGGCTAAAGCATTTTCAACCGTGTTTAAACGATTGGCCTGAGCGGACTCATTTACTAGGTCCAGTAAAGTCTTGCCACTTGTGTTACTCATTTGTTCTTAACATTAAAACGTAGTGAAAATCTTGCTCTTTCGCCAAAGAGCCTTAAAGTATAACCAACACCAAGATTGTAGACGCCAACAACATAATAAAAATTAAGTGGTTGCGCAAACTCCTTTTCAACAACAAGAATATGATCGAAATTCATGGCTTCTGCATTGCCATTGTGAAACCATGTCAAATACCGGCTAACAGTATGAACACCAGTTGCCGTAACTGTTATATCTGAAGTGTTAAACGTAAAGGGAATGCGAGTGTATCCACCGGCAGTAGTTTCAAGCTCGTCTTCGATATAAGATGCGTATGTCGTTGTTGAATTATAAGGCTTTGTGCTGTTTAAGAGTATTGCCTCAAAGTCTCTATCCGTGACCGCTGTTACAGCCTGCCTCTGTAATTCGGTCGTACTAATAATTGACATCCGACCGGATTTTTCTCAACTAGTGTGCCTATTAGGTTGCTACGTTGCCGGGCACCGGCTCTTCATAATTCACAATACTATTGAAGTCATAGCCTTCATCGGGCTCAGACGTAATTGCACCATAGTCGATATCATAGCCAGCATTAGGTACGATTGATCCATAGTTAAATCCTTCAAAGAACTTGGTTACATAGCTAATCTGCAACTCAATAGTATAATCCAGATTGAACAGCAGATCCGGCATGATTACACCAGAATCAATAAATTGCGTATTTGGCAACTGAGATGTTTGGATGGGCATCAAATCCTCATCCAAGAGCATTACGATGTTTTCGACCTCGGGATCCAGTTCTCCGTCAGCATAGAAATTATAATTACTTAATGGCGGTGGAGCGACGCCAACTCTGTCGCCAGTATTAAAATCACCACCATCATATGAGTAACCATTAATAACAAATCCTCCAGCGTCAAAATCACCGCCATCTGGAGCTATGCCAAAGCCTTCTTCACCAGTTAAAAAATTACCACCATTGACTACATTGATGGTTATATCACTAACGATGTCAGGCGGATAATATACCTGAAGCAATGAAACTATTTGATCATTCTCGTCAAATCCAAAATACGATACATCAAGGAATTGCGTAGTATTAGGAAGGTTGCTATGCCATTGAAGCTTATTTGCCTGTACGTCTGCTTTTGAGATCTCTGTTACACCAGCCACTATATTGACACCGTCAAGCTTAATAACCCCTGCGGTAGGAACCTCATTGAAAACTACATATGTTGCTTTTGCTGGCAAATGCAGCAATGCAGGAGAAATCAAGACAACTCCAGTTGACCCAGTCGCAACTGGTGCATAAATATTAAATAGATCTGGGCTGATTGCAGTAGTCATTTAATTTAGTACATAACAATCAAGCGAACAAAGGGCATTTGTTGAGTCAAAAGCCCAAGTCGCCGCACTTGTTCTAGTCAAAAGTTTTTTCTTGTTTGCATTAATAACAACTGTGATTGGCATAAATGGATAGTATTCAAATAACTCGGGACGCATTTTTTCAACAACTCTAACGCCGCGATTGTCCATTCTTCTTTTTGCAACCTCAACAGCTAAATACTTGTTTATATATTTTTCATAGTTACGCATATTGGATGTAGCAGTGCTGATGAATTTATTAGTAAGAATATTACAGTTTAATTTTGTCATGTCTTCATCTGTTTTATCCTGAAGCTCTTCAGGTATTAAGGGTTTAAAGCTAATCGGCATTGAGATTTCCTCCGGACTCGGTGAGAACCCGCCCAGCCATGACCCAGGAAGAGTCTGAGTCCTGTTTCCTAATGTCATCCTGTATATAACTTCCCTTTGTTCAGTTGGGATATTACAGCCCGTCAATTCAGTATAAGAATTAACCGTAGGGTCATCTGGATCGGGATCGGATGAATTTGGATCTCCATCTCCATCTCGGTCAGGATCGTCGGAATCAGGTATTCCGTCGCCATCCATGTCTTGGTCAAGGCTGTCAGGGATGCCATCACCATCTGCGTCTTTGCACTTATCAGGCGTGTCAGCCGCATTTCTTGGTTGCGCGGTTGCAGCAGTTGAATTATCAGTGGAAACCTTGATGTCAACAGTATTGTTTTCAGGATTTTCGTAGTCAATCTTTGTTATCTTTTGCGTTACTGTGCCAGCACCGTCTACACCGTAAAGATATTCTTCAATAGTTTCACTCTTTAAAAACTCCACTGGCCAGTATGGATAGTAAACACCACCCACATAAAAATCAGTGCCCTGCTGTAGCTCTTCATAATCGGTCTGAGTGCGCAAAATTTTATCTAAAGGAGGAGAAAAGAAAAATTTTCCACTTCTCCTTTCTCCTCTATTGTCAACTACAGTGCCATCTGACTCAGCCTCTTCAAATATTTCACCAGCCCTCTTGATTAAATCAACTGTCGCTTTGGCTCCACCACTATAGACATATTGTTTTTCAATTACACTTACTATTTCGCCACCATTCCCAAAGAATATTTTCTTTGTGTTTCTGTTAGTGCTTGTTTTCCATCCAAATATACCTTGCAAATGAAATTCGGTTAAACTCCTAACAGCTCTCGCGTAAATTACACGACGCTTTCTTAGTTCCGCTCTATCGGAAAACAGGCAATCATAGAAGCCTTTTGTCGTATCCATCTGGACAATTTCATCAACTTTTAGGCAAGCCCTCTCTGCAGCATCCTTTAGGTTTATATCATTCTCATCTCTCAATCTCGCATATTCGTTCATTTCATTTGAAAGCGCATTAGCTTCCTCGACTGCCAGATCGTATTCTTTGCTACAGTTCTCAAACCATTGAGAAATTGCAGCATCCCCCGCTCTCCAAACACTCATTTCTTCCCAGCTCTCTTCGTATGAGAGTTGTTTCCCTGGACCTTCGTATTCAGTGTATTGGTATTTTTTAACAAAATCGCCGAAGTAAGCGTCTTCAAATGTTTTCAGTGAACCCTTGACCGAGTATCCCCAATCTTCGGTGTCTTCGTTGATCCATTCCCCAAGTGTTAAAGGTTTCTTGCAAAAATCATTTGCTGCAGCTAGTAAATCGGTTGTATATTGAGGATTAATGAATTTACCACAGGCGTATATCTTTTCTGGATTTTCTGTATAAATTTTACCATCGTAGACCTTTAAGCACTCGTCCTCCGACAACAGTTGGAAATACTTTGTATTTAAATACTGAATTTCGTCAATGGCACCTCCTTTTCCTTGGCCGCCTTCTTCCTTGCATGGATCAGCCTCATCCTCATCGGGCGTACCATCATTATCATCTTCTTCTTCGGGGTCCTCTTCTTCAAACATAGGAATATCCCAACTCATTGTTATAGTCAATTCGCTAGGATCGATCAATGAAGATGTATCGGAAAGAGACTCAATTGAGATAGCTGTTGAATCATCATATGAAGTAAATTTAGAAGATCCACTGGCAGATCCAAAATTTGTACCACCAAATGCTTTAACGCACTGAATACTCCCGTATTTGTCCTGGTACATGACGTACCCTAAGGACTGGAGAACATTTCCAAGTTCACTTAAATCAAAGTTTTTAACATCAAAAACATCGTACCTCTCAGGTATAAGATTAAAAAGACTTTCAATTCTTGTCGTAAAAGAGCTTTCGTAAACACTTGCTAGATAAAGAGAACAACCAACTTCAAGTGTGACAGTCTGCTGCTCATAGTTTATAGTAGTATTTACAAGATATAAAGCGCCTCTGGGATGCCTGGCACTTTGATTGTTAGGTAGAGTGCATTGAATAATTATCGGGCTGCCAATTGGCAGAGGAAATTCTTTCGTTAGGATAGAATTATGAACACCACCTAAAACGATAGTACCACTGGTCTTGACGATACTGCTTGAAAGCGTCGATTCATCACTAACCGAACCGCTTAACAAAAATTCTGTATACTCTCTGCCACCAACCCAAATTCTTGTTGGTGTTGTAGTGTTTATATATGACATTTAAGTCTCCACCATAACCATAGTTGCCACAAAAAAGTTATTGTTTCCAGCACCTAATTTTGTGATAGCAGGTGGTTCTGTGATAAAAACTTTATGGGTAACACCAGTAGGAGAAAGAAGATAGTCTGTTAATTTTACAGTGGCAAGATTGTCTCCCTCTGCCCGCTTTGCATCCCAAGCCTCGTATAATGACATCAATGTGGAAACTTCACTTCTCTTTATGATTGAAGATATTGACCACATTTTTCTTTGCTTCCGAGCAGGGCCGCTAGCATAAGCAGTTCCCAGTTGAGAGAATTCAAGATTGGCTTGCGCCATATAAGAACGAGGGAATTGAGTATCAGTAAAGTTCTCAAACCCTACAATATTTGTTCCGTATTGAATCTTTATTCCCGTGTTCATCCTCTTATGCCTCTCCGCGCCTTAAGCCTTGCAACATTCGCCATGATCTTGGATGCATCCATAACAGGCGATTGACTCTGAATGGTGACATTATTGGTGATGCGCTGAGTCGTAGCGCCTCCCATCATTGCACCCATTTGCTGAATTAGGTTGCCGGAATTTGACAGCCCAGACGAATATGCATTATTGGGTCTTGTGGCGGAGGCACTGTTTACGGCTGCAATCTTTGCGTTGATCTGACTGTTTTGTACCAGCGATGCAGTCATTGGAGCGGGAAGCACAAAACCATCGCCAGGTGCTCTCCATTTGATGTTTCTACCTGCAGGCAGTAAGCTAATTTGACCCGTCTTATTCATAAATGCCTCTCTGCCGCCACCGTCATTAACGAGGTAAGTCTGACCCCCAGCGACCGGACCGCCCATTGCCCTGGCATTGCTACCTGAAGGTATCCTGCCCACTGCTCCGCTCAATTGTTGAACCAGGCCTATAACTGTTCTTACTTCGTTACTCATTCTTTGGATAGGATTAACAGTCGCCAAGAACTGGTCGCCAAGTCCCTTTGCAGCCTGAACGGCCTGATTGATTAAGCCTGGAGACTTCTTCACCTCAGCGTTAAACGCCTCGCCACCCTTCTTGCCGCCTTCCTGTAAACCTTTTGTTAGTTCCGCAGCGCTTAACTTTTTAATTCCTTGCTCCAGGTTTGTTACTGCTTGCTCAAATGCAGTGCCAGCCTGTTTCGCTGTACCAGCGGTTCCAGCAACAGCAGTATTAACACCTGTTACACCTTGAGCAAGTTTTTGTGTACCCTGGTTAATACTTGTTGTTGCAGCATTACCAATTTGAGAGGCAGCAGTTTTAGCGCTGTTGTAAATACCATCAAACTTACTTTGGAGGCTGCCGGCAGATTCGATATCCACAATATTGACAGGAGGTAAGCCTTGGGCTTCGCGTGCAAGGTTTAACTGTGTTTGCTTTTGCTGCGTTTCAGCTTCAAGGCCAATAAGAGCTGCATCAGATGTAATCTGGTTTGCAGCCTGGATTTGAGGAATAATTGCAAGCTGACGTTCATATGCTTCTACCATTTGCTTGGCAATTGGATCACCACCAGCGGCTGCAGATTGAGCCTCGATTAAAGCCGTTTGAATCTTGAGCTTTTGAAGCTCAAGTTCAAATTGCTTTTCTGCTTGCTGTTGTTTAATTTTTAAAGCGCCAATCGTGTATTGGAAATCAAGAATTTTACCTTGATTGTCAAGTGTTTGTTGCAGGAAAGATTGATCACCAGTAATACTAAAGTTGATTACGGCTTGTTGAGTAATAGTATCGGCAAGGCTTTCAAGGGCGCCTTCCACGCTTGAACCAAGGTCGTTAACAGCAGTAGATGCAATGCTTCCAAGATCCTTATAGCTTCCTGCAAGGCTTTCGACCGCTTTCTGTCTTTCTTGAATGGCTTTTATTTCTTCTTCTGATAGTTGCTGAGTTTGAACAGCGGCTCCAGAGCGCAATGCTTGCTCTTGTTGGGTTAATTCTTGAATCCGCCTATAGGCTGCATAATCAACAGTGGTTTGTGTTTTAGCCCTGTTCTCAAGAGCCGCTTTTTCTTTTGCAATTGCAGCAAGTTTTTGGTCTGTTGATTGTTTTTGTAAGTTAGCACTTTGCGTTGCAAAACTTGCACTGCTGATTTGACCCTTGTTGTATTGATCTTGCAGGGCGTTGATTTGAGCTTGCTTATCAGCGTCAATAGAATTAAAATATTGTTGCTGAGCTATTTTTACGTCCTTAAGGGCATCGCCTGTCTTTTCAATAGCACTTACGCTTTCCCTTTGTGTCTTGGTTGCATTTTCCCATTCACTGGCGTAGTAGTTGGCTCTATCAGCACCTTGCTCAGCCGCCTGTTTCTGCCTTTCGAGTACTTCAATCTGATCCTGCGTGGCACCGCCGGATGACTTCAGTGCAGCGATCTGGCTTTCAATGTTGGCGGCAGTTTCCTCGTAGGCCTTTTCTGTAGCACGAAGACCGCCGACCAGTTGAGTCGCTTCTTCTTTGTTGAGTTTTGATGCATTCGCAAAATCATTAAGCCCGCCGGCACCAGCTTTCTTAGCCGCTTTTTCAATGTCATCAAATTTATCAGACAGATTACTAAGACCTCTATCTCCTCCAGCAGCAAGTCCAAGTGCTTTTAATTTATCTCCAATTTGTTGAATAAAATCAATTACTTTTTCAACACCTGGAATCCTGCGCAGGTCATCAAGGAATCCAAGCCATGCCCCGTGTGTTGTTTTAGTTTGAATTCCAAGCTGCCGTAGTGTACCTTCCAACTCTCCTAATGGCTGTTTGGCTTGATCACCGCCCTGGCTAAAGCCTTCAAGCACTTGTAGCAAGCCTTGTAAGGCTGCAGTCACAACCGCCGTGACAAGAGTGGCCTTTCCAAAGTTAAGCAATGTCTTAAGGAAGTTGCCAGCGCCTACACCAGCACGCGCAAGTTGACCATTTGCCAAGCCTGCCGTCTTACCAACCTTCCCAAGTGCGGGAACAACCTCCCTGCTAACTGTGGCCGCATTCGCAGAAATATCTACAGTCGCATTAGCCGCAGCGCGGCCCACACCGTCATAGGCGATTCTGGTCCCATCTGCAGCCCTCTTGAATTTAAAGAAGTCGCCAACATTTTTAGCAATCGTTTGACCCGCTGCTTTTGCTTTAGCCGTAAACGCTCCCAATTTAAATACAATAGCATTAATTAAATCTCCCAATCCACTCATGGAGTTTTTAAACCTTTGCCCAGCGACAGACACAAAATCCATTGTTGTGCCAGCGGCCTGCGCAGCTCGCAAGCGGCCAAGTGCATCAATAAATCTATTGATGATATCGATGTTCAATGCGCGAAGCGCATATGTCGCCGAAAGACCGAGATCGGAAAGAAACTTACCAACCTTGAGAGTTAACAGAGACTTAATTGCAGCGCCAAACTTAACAACGCTGCCAGTCAGTAATTGAAGGCTCGTGGCATTTGCCAGCGCAGCAGCCTTGGATTGAACTAGTACAACCTTAAATGCCTTTTTCGCCAAGGCAGCGCTTAGCGTTGCAGTCTTAAGCAGTACGAGAACCGATATAAGCGGAGTAAATAACTGGAGCAATTTGGCTATTGGGTTTATAACCAATAGCAATGTCTTCGTCAATAAAGCCAGGCCATCAATAAGTGCTCTAGTTGCATAGGCTACTTGATTAAATACCTCTGCCAAAAGCTCACCAAGTGGTGATTTAGCAATCTCATTAACGAGTTTGCTGAAGGCAGCGGCAGCGGCGAGAAACGCTCTAATTCCTGGCTCAATATTCTTGCCAATTTCCTCTAGTGTCTTCGTATTTAAATTAGTAATTGAGTTTTGTAGCTGTTGAATGGTTGCGTTTCCACTCTCCAGTCCACCCGTCAAAAGCTCAACACCATTTTGCATGCTGTTGAAAGCTTTATAAAACACATCTGATGTGACTTCCCCTTTCTCAACCATTACGGTTAGTTCTTGGGTTGTTACACCAAGAGCATCCGCTAATTGACCCCTGAACGCACCATCAAGTTCAGAGATCTGCTGGTTTAATTCTTCACCTTGTAGCTTACCCTTGCTCAATACCTGAGCAAACGCTTCAAGGTATCGGCCAGATTCTTCAGTTGACAAACCAAGAATCTGTGTTCTGGCGGTCAGATTCTCAATAAACTTATCAGTGTCCTCGGTAGTTGCACCAATATTTTTCAAAGGTGGAACAATTCTTTTATATGCTTTTTCGACCTGTTCTAAAGGCGCCCCAAGACTATTGGCTGTATCAGCGGCTTGCTGGAAGAATCTGGCACTTTCAGATGCACTTACTCCAACATTTTTAAGGGCAAGATCAAAAGACTCTACGGCCTTCAATCTTTTTACGACTTGATCAACAGATCCCGCAACCTGAGCAATAGCTGCAGTGATGGCTATAATACCAGCCTGAACAGTTGCAACTTTATTTAAAGCTCCAATCAATGAAAATGTCTTAGGCGTTGCAGCGGCAATTTGATCACCCAAGGCTTTTGCGTTCTTGGCTGCCTGGAGTTGGGCATCACTACCTACGCGCAAACTTTGCGCTAAGCGCTCTTGCTCTTGTTGTTGTTGGCGTAGATCCGCAATGCTCCCCGCTTCAATTCCTCTCGCTCTTTGCGCAGCAACATTATATTCGTTGATTTCATTTGTAAGGCGCTGCCTTGCATCGGCAGATAGATTTTCAATCTGAAGTCTTTTTTCAAGATCTTTTACGTTAAGATTAATATCAGCAAGACTGCCTACTTCAATACCTTGCGCACGACGCAATGCCTCCGTTAGTTTATTTACTCTTTGCGTTTGAGCGTCATAAGCAGCATTCTCCTTACTCATGCTGGCAAGCTTTTGCTTTGCCTGATTCAAGGATTGCCTTAAGTTTGTTAAACTACCTTGATCCGCTTTGTTCTTCTTCTCAATCGCACGGATCAGATCAAGGATTTGTTGCTCTGTATCGCTAAGAACTTTTTTGTAACCCTTGACCTCATTTAGACCGGCAACTCTAGCTCCAATATTGAGATTATAAACTTCATCAAATACATCACCAAGAGCACCACCCGCTTTTACGACAGCAGCAGCAAGCTCTTCAACCGATAATTTTGCACCCTTTGTGGCCCTGATAAAACTTTCGGCTTCTCCTTTCGTTCTAAAACTAATTATCAGGTCGCCGTCAGCCACAGGATCAAAGCACAGGCTAGATTAGTCTGCCAACAAAAAAGGGGGTCTTTCGACCCCCAAATCTAGTTGAGATAAGTGATCTCAGGGGTTGGCGTCCAGATCCAGCTTGTACGGGCCATAGCCCTGCAGGGTGGCAGACCAGGACACAATCGAGCCTGCTTCAATCGACTCGCTATAACCCTGGAGCGTACCATAACCATACACGGCCTCATCGGTACCGGTGGGGCCAATGCGAACGAACTTCACGCGGAGGCTGTTCGACACAGTGTTCTGTTCAGCCAGGCGAAGCACCTGATAACCAGCGTCACGGAAGTCAGCCACACCCTCAAGACTCACGCTCCAGGACTTGGAAGTTGCAATCGAGGTGTTGAAACCTTTAGTTTCATCGTCATAGGTAACGATGTCTTCAGAAGAAGTATCGGTTTCGAGTGCTGCGTTGGTCAGACCATACAGACGGAAAGGTTGATCCTTACCATCCATATCATAGAGAGTGCTCTCAACAGTAAACTTACCAGTAGAGCCGCTGAAGGCAATAGTTGCGCTAGGCGTAACGATGTTTAAACCATCGCCAGAAGCAGCACTGTCAGTCTTCAGGAATGCAGTGGTCGCAGAGGTGCCAATTGCCTTTGTAACACCAGTAAACGCAATATCAACCTCATTGGAGGCCAGAGGTAAGATATAAACGTCGTAGCCAAAGGCTGCGGAATAGTTTGCCACGGATAAAAATCCGGAATGAATCCGGCCGAAACGACAAAATCGGGGGGACCCACCCCTCTCCTGTAGGTTGCCAAAATGGAACCCTACTTAATTTTTACTTTTACGGTGTGACTGTTACAGATGCCTCGTCCGTTCCTTGTGTACTGTAAGCCTCTAAAATGAATTCAGTAGGAGAAGTAACGGTTAGCGTCGTGCTACCATTTAAGGGCCAGTCATAACGACCATTGAACCTGACTTCTTGCGCATGAGATGTCGCCCAAGTAAATGTATATTGATTGGTCAATCCAACTCGGTTGACTTCAAACATTGCCACGACAGGATCTAACACTACGATCTCAATTCCTGCTGTCGCACTTGTAAAGTCGTTTTCTGCGCTAATACTATAGGTCGTGGTTCTATCAACAGTAAAAGTCTGATTACCTGTCAAGGGAATATTCCCAATGCCTTCGCTCAGTGTTGCACGCAGTGCATTAGTAGTTACCCAAGAGATAATTACATCTTGACCAGGCAAGATATAATTATTGTTGGACGTTAAAGTAACAGTAGGCTGCGGACCATAGATGGCCATTCCATCAATGTCAAGTGGTTGATTGGATGGGATTGTCACTACCGTCTGAACTCTTGCATTCAAGCCCTCTGACGTTCTTACGGTCTGCGTCGATGTCGCCCCACGAAATAGTTCCATGATCCGGCGGGCAGCGTTGTTTACATCTTCGCCAGTCGCCGGATCCCATGCAACAAGGAAGACTTTCCATTCATTAACTAGAATACTGTTATCAGTAAGGAAGTCAACTCTTTTGATATCAGAAATATCATGAATAATGCATTCAACGCCAGTAACACTTTGAACAGAAGGAACACTGCTGCCTGGTGTTAACATGCTAATTGCATCTTCTATTTGATTATTAGCAAACTTGTAACTGCCAATATGTGAACTGAATTCAGGATCAGCAGCAAGAATCCTATAGATTACACCAGGAGTATCTGGATAAACTTGATTCATTTTCTGCTTAAATTCCTGCTCACTAGGGTGCCATAGGTGGAACCATATAGCAGGTGCAAGAATGCTTATGACGATTGGTCGTTTCGTCGTCTACACCATTCCTGCCCCGTAGACGATGAGCCTCTGGAACACGCCCCGAGAAAGGGCTTGTGAGTACCTTTTCAACCTTGAGGCCATGAGCGGTAAAGAAGCAAAGCGTCTTTGGAGGCAATCGATTCGTGATGCATGGGACAACAAATGTGCTTATTGTGGCAGCCCGCCAATCGACATAAAGAGCCTAACTTTGGATCATGTTAGACCTAAGAGTAAAGGAGGCGAAGATCGCACCAGTAATTGCGTTCCGGCTTGCAAGAGATGCAATCATTCCAAGGGTAGTGAAGAATGGACCCAATGGTACAGGAGGCAGGAGTTTTATTCGGCTACTTCAGAACTGAGAATTAAGAACTGGCTGCAAACAGGTATCGTCCAAAGCTGCATCTATGAGCAGTGGATGGCTAGCTAATTAAAGGCAGTTCGACATCTTCTTGTGCGTAGAACTTGCCATTAACAAATGGCAGTTCAACATATATTTTTCTGCCGCATGGTGATGTCATTGTCATGCGTTTTTGACTTGCTGACTCGGTTGCTATCACCATACCTTTAACTCTATCTTCGTAGTGTAACGGCGCAAGTATCATCGCATTTTCACCAATGTAAGCAAGCAACTGTGGTGGTGGGCCATCAGAAGCTTCCTTAAGGTCCTTAAACACAAATAATGCCCAAGGAGGCAGAAGATTTTTAGCTGCAAGCTCCATCGCAGCAGCGCCATACACGCTAGTTGGGATATTTTTTGCATCGCGAGGTTGATACAAGAAGAAATCATCCATCTTGTATGGTTCTCTTTTTTTCTTGGGATCTCTATTGGAGTTAGCAATGACAGAGGTAAGAAGAGCTGTAGGTGCCTCTTGAACGTGCCAATTCCTTACCTGTTCTTTCTTTGCGAAATCATACGCATCCAGAACATAGCGATAAGGAAGATCCCAATATCGATTAAAAGTAAATTCTGAGTCACCAGGAAATAAAACTTTTAATTCCCAGAAGATTGAGTCGAATTCGATGACTCTTGCCCATTCTCCTCTGTTGACTTTCCCACAATTTCTTCCGCTGTGGGCTCAGTTGCTTCCCCTTCTGAAGCTGCTGCAATGCCGGCTTCTTCTTGGCCGTAAAATTCCGCAAAGGCATTAATTAGCTCAGGATCCTGTTCCAGAGTGTCTTCCACGCTCCACTCAGAATCAATTCTTGATTTGATCAGAACTGTAGCTGCAGCAATGGCACGTTTCTGCACAGACTCTGACATCTGCGTCAGAATCGTACCCAGTTCATCAGGATACTGTTCTTTAATTTTAATTGCAAAGCGACTTGTGAGATCACCTTGGATTGCGCCCATAATTGCGGTATAGCATTCTTCAGTTGTATGACCCGTTTTACTGCTAATTCGTGTTGCCAGGGCCACGACTGAGGTTACTGCATCGGCACCTTGCATTACGGCATCAACAAATGCCTTTTCGCTTACCGTTAAGTAACCCCGCTTCTCGATTTCAAGGATGCCGATGTCTTCCCTGCCGATCTTAACAGTGGTAAAAACCCTTTTAGGCTTTACAACAAAAGGAAGAGTTCTCATATCTGAAATCAAGCGCCATAGTATACCAACTCTTAACTAAAAAACTTAAAGAACTCCGTTTTATATATCGCCGCAAACGGGAACATCGCTATGCCGTTTGTTCCTGTTAAAACGGCCTGAATCCAAGGTCTTGCTGGATAGTATATTTGCACATCACTGTTATAGCCAGATTTTACATATCCACCATAATGAACAATCGCTGCATACTCTTCTCCATATATAATTGATATATTCTGACTAGATCTGTTGTAAGACACACGACCCGATTCCCTTAGGGCACCGGTATCAATAATATCTCTAGTGTCAGATATCCACTGCCAAACATTTGCATTCATTGCCTCGTCAAGGGCTTCCTTTAATCTTAATGCTATAACTTCCATTGTTTTGTGATGCGCCTCTTCAATCTTTCCAGGCAGCGCGTCAATATAACGTGCAAATTCTTTTAATTCTTCAACGCCACTGAGATCTAATTTGGTGTTGAATTTAGCCGTACCATTAAAGCCTTTAAGTTTTGCTATTGCTTGCATGCTTTTTTCAAGGGAAGCAATTCCTTTGATGGCTTTACCGAAACCTTTGTTTTTTGCCATTAATTTAATACTTCGGCTCCAGTTAGTTGAAACTCAATGCCAATAGCAGGGTAAATGATTTCATCAATACCGGTTCCGCCAAATTTACCGTTACAGCGTTGAATAACAGCTCTCATAGGCTCCTGGCTGCCAAATGTAAACAACACTTCTGACTGGGGCCTTAGGAAATCTTCGTTCCCAAGAAGAGGCATGAATGCATAAGTAGAAACATCTTCATCTTGAATCCAGGGATCATCGCTTGCGATTACAGCTTTCTCTAATGCATATCCTCTGTAATAAAATTCATCCCCACTTGCGCCTGGCAGCATCTGACCGTCAAGCTCTGAAGCTAGTGGAATTTTCCTTGATCCCGAAGTTACACCGGTATATTGAACTCTTTTCATGTAACATATGAGCAGATAATGAGTATTGTCTGCTGTTACAAAACGACCATCATTATCCCTTGAAACTGTATCAGGTGATACAATTCTAACCTTGGCATTTGCAAATTCTAAAAGTGGACTTGCCATGCCAGAGAATAATCCTAGGCTAGATTGCCAACAACGGTAAAATAGGCTTATGGCAGAAACTTTCCTGATATCCGATATGCACTTCGGGCACACGAACGTGTGTAAATTTTTGCGTGACGACGGCACGCCTCTGCGACCATGGGATGATATTGAGGAGATGAACCATGACCTGATTCGCAACTGGAACAGTGTCGTCACACCAAACGATAAAGTCTATGTTCTTGGTGACGTTGCAATACCTCGCAGGGGCTTAAAGTGTCTTGATTATCTTTATGGTACAAAGGTATTAATTCGTGGTAATCATGATATTTTTAAAATGAGCGATTATCTCCCTTACTTCAAAGACGTAAGAGGATGTCATTATCTTGATAGAGCAATTCTGACTCATATACCAGTTCACCCAGTGAACTTAACACGGTATTCGGCCAATATTCACGGGCACTTGCATTTTCGCCTTGTTCCTGATGAAAAAACAGGATTACCAGATCTCCGATATTTCAACGTCTGCGTAGAAAACATTAACTACACCCCAATTTCGTGGAACGTTGTACGCAAGCGACTACAAGATCTTGGTATAATGTAATCGATAGAGCTGAGGCTTCTGGGTCGTTACGCCTGGTTCGCCAGCCCGATTGTCGGTGCATACCCACGCCTCAGTCATCTATCCCAAATCAAGTCCTCTAATACTTGGTTTGTGTACGAAGTCCTATTTCGGTAGGCCAGGGGAGTTGATCGCCTCCTGCAGTCCCCCAAAGCCTCTCAGTGCGAAGCTCAAACATGGGGGCCTCTGGCGCTTTGGTGTAGGAACACGTTAGGCAGACAGCCTAGAATGCTGGGTTCGATTCCCGGAAGTGCCCTTCAAAAAGAAAAACGGCCCCGTTCCCGGAGCCGCTTCATTTGGGCCTTTGTGGCCTTCTTGATTTGCCTTAGACGCGCTGATGCCTGACGGCTTTTATCGTTGCGTTTAGGCCCTTCTGATGGCCTCTCCCATCGCTTTAGTAATGGCATTTGCCTTCTCCTGTGCCAGCTTCCAGCGCAAGTACGGAAAATTTCCGATCTTTTGCTGTTTTTTGAGTTGTGCTTGAATCAGAGCGAGTGTAGTCATGGTTCCTCCAGCAACGAAATTGTAGCAGATGCTACGACTTTGCTGGTTTGACACGGACGGTAATCCCGTCCGCGATACATGAGATGCCGCGAGGCATCATGGTGAATCTTATTCCACCATTGCTCATACTCTTTTTTGGGCACGTCAGTGTCATACTTGACACCGCGATATGTCGCAATCGACATAACAGAATCTCCTTAACGAGGGTTAAAGAGCGTTCCTTCAGTCGGCTATCAGGATTCTTGATAAATAGCGTTTATCAAGAATACGAGTAAAAGTCGGCTTACTTCCGTTCGCTATTCAAAAACAGCGAATGAACGTGTCCTATTTTGCCATAAAGACTTTCTCAAAAGTGTTCTCATCTGAACCATTTTGTGCAATTTCATGTTTTGCCAGCACTCTTTCAGCTTCTTTTAGTATGATTTGCAAAAAATCTTGCTCAGTCCAGTCGTTAAGGGCACGTTCAACTGGGTCGTTTGGGTCCCAAGAAATTTCGAACCCATCTTCAGTTTCTACTACTTGCATTGTTATTTTAGACTCCTGCAATCGAGAAAAAATTTATACTCAGCATAACCCGAAGGTTCCCAACGGACGATATCGCATCCCTTGTAATTATCAACCACTTCAAAACGGGGCGACTCCACCCCTTTCTGGGGTGGTTTGAAAGCCTCCAAGAAGGATGGGAACAGAAGGAAAAGACTTCCAAGAGCAAAGCCTGTAAGCAATCCAAGACCATAATCAAGCTTTTTCATTTTCATTTTGAACCCATAACATATGCCATTCTAGCCCTATGATCTAAGTTGTATAATAGTAAAAAGATCAAAATCATGTCACAAGAAGAGTTCTCGATGCTTATTGACTTCGCAGCAACCTGCCTCTATATGACCATCGCCCTAATGTGCGGCATGATCATGGGTTATATTATCGGAAAAAACGAAAATATGTATTAATCTATACAAAAGCATACTCGGGTTTGTAAGCTTCATACTCATGATTCGCTAAAGAAACCAGGAAACGCTGGTCAGGGTCGCACCTGAACTCACCCTTTTCAAATAATTGCCGCTGAAGTCTGGTTAATTCAGCAAAACTGCGGTAATTATACTCAACATAGTCCACGCCGAACATTCCCTGGCTCGACAGGTAGAAATGATCCACGGCTAACTCGTTTCTTCTTATCGAAATCAAGGCTGGAGCTGTAATTTCATTCTGGCGAACCTCTACTCTCGCTTGAGTAACAGGCGTTGTTCCGTCCCCTTCAAAGTAAAATGATGGGACGTGACGCAAAATCTCCTTACCAACCAGCCTCCTGGTGTTGGCCAGTTTGTGGGGACCGCGTGGAGTTGGCACCTATCCAAAGATGAATGAGACCTTAATATACCTTGCATGGCAGCCAAGCCAAGGGCTTCTCAGCAGTCCCTGACAGTCCACTTAAGACCAGCTTTATATTTTCTTAATGTTTAACCCGGTAATCTTCATCCAAAAGTCTGACTTCAATTGCTGCCTTTCCAAAAGAAAACAGCGCCATCAGCAAAGAGCCATACCCAAGTCCACCAGAAACTTGAAAATAAGGCCACCCGCCGTAGTCGGACCAGCTTAAAATTACATTAAATAAGGTATATTTGCCTACAGTAATGAACCTAAAATGATAATCATCACCAAAGTCTCTCAGGTGATCATACTTAAAAATTTTCACCACGCTTGCAGCGACTGTACTCAATCAGCTTACCACTTTTAAAGTGTAATTTCATCCTGGGCCAATCATCCCACTCACCCTCCCAAGTTTCTGGATAAATCTCAACGTAGGCAGTTATATGATATGGCTCAACTTTCCCATGTTGCCCCGTGGGAACCCATCGATAATTTAAAAATTGACGACTATCGTTATACTCTGGATCCCCTTCCTCTATAATTTCAAAATTATGAGTCCCTCTATAACTCATTAAATACAAATGGCCGGCCGGTGAAAGCCAATAATGGCTCATCGTCCCTCCGATACAAGCCTCCATGTCTTTGGTCTGACAGGAAACATTAGTAAAACCCTCACCAAGGTCATAAGAAGACCGAAAATAATCAAACATCCCCATCGTTGAATTCCTCTAGGATTTTGTCAAGTTCTACAATCCTATCAATATTCATCTCAACTAAAACCTCGCTACCGTTTTCGATTCGTTCAATCATCTGCTGAAGATCCTCAAGAAAGGCTTTAGGTAACACTTCATCAGCGCCAAGTGTCGCCCAAAACCAATCTCTACACTCTTCAAACGGATCATCATTCTTCAATAATGCATAATCAGCGTAATTACCAATCATCAAATCTTTCCACATACGAAAAGCAGACCCAATGGTCTGCCAACCTGTAGGGATGCAATGATAAACTAAATAATCAACTTGGTTCATAATCGTCGTTATCCTTACTACTATAGTTTACATCTTTATACATTTTTCTACGCTCCCGTTGCTGCTCTGCCTCTTTTGGGATATCCAGTAAATCATATTCGTCAATAAGTTTATTCATTTGCTCCATGTCACGCATTTCATTGAATACTAAATTACACGCGCCTTTCATGATTGAGTACTCATTATAATCCATCGCCGCAAGCACCCTTGAAAAGGCTTCAAATAGTTGATGGGTTGACATGTCCGATGGATCAAGCTCTAATTCAAACTTGAAATCACAAAAAGAATCTTCGATTTCTTTGATCTTGTTGTCTTGAGTGGTGTAAATGAACACCAATTTGTCGTTACTCATTAGTCTTTCGTAAGAATGTAAGTCAGGCAAATGAGAATAGTAATAGCAACAAGCGCTTCAGGCATTGCTCTCTAATTCATCAGCAACAGACAGCAACAAAAGCGTATCCCGTCTGCAATGCAGAGCCATTGCCCGTAGCGTCACCGCAGCGATTTCCCGCGAATAGCACTCAGGGTTGATCTCATATTGCATGGCTGCCTCTAGGACACGCTGAGCAGGAACAGAAAGCTGGTTCATTTGGCACTCCAACAAACAATAACACAAACAACAACAAGAGCAATCAGCCAAATACTCATCGAGATCCAGATGGGTGACAAAACCCAGACCCATGGCCAGTGAATCACATTACCAAGTTTGAGGCCAATAAATAGAATTGTTAATAACCCCAAAAAATCAAGTCCACCAGAGGATCCGTCGGAATCTGGTCTCGCCATTGGCTTTTTGTAACTAAATCAGTTTATAGGGCTTTAATAAAAAACCACCAGCGCCCACTGGTGGTCCCTCGTCCCCGCATCAACAATATCTCCTTTATCACCGTTGGCAACCCATTAAAATATTAAATCTTTCAAAAATGGAAATGATCCCAAAGGAAACCTTGCGAGCCTGTGGTCATGTCCTAACGTGGGGCATCAACCGAAGGACTCATGCATCAGCCCGAAGACCCCAATCCCGCATGCCTTGCATGGACATCAACAGGAGAGCTATGCGATGACGATAAACGCACCGTCATCACACGCCTCCTTGAATCTTCAACGATGAGTATCAATGACTACTTATTGTTGATTGAGAAGATGTCAATCCCGACCAGACCTTTGTAAATAATTAGACTTTTTATTTAATAAAATCCGAGAAATGCGGCCTTTTGCTCGCCTAAAAGGCTCCATCTCAGCCCTGACAACAGTTATTTCAGCCTTAAAAGAAAATACTTCTTTAAACGCTGATTCTAATATCTCTTTCCCGCTTTCTAAAAAGGTAATCCATTCTGAAGTAACAGAAATTGTCACACTGTTGCCCTTGATTGACTCAATTTTGCCTTGCTGACGCAAAAGCATCTGCGTTGAAGGCAATTCAATGCTGTCTAGTACTGTGTCCCAAGCGAGATCAAGTACACTGCTCTCAATTGAAGCCATAAAAAAAGAGGGGTGAGGACCCCTCCATCATAAGCTTGCTGTTATCCTAAAGTCAATCAGCCAACGCTCGGCGCTATAAGAGCAATATTCGTTGCATCAACGGCAGCGAGGTCGAGGGGGAAGTTATGTGCATTGCGTTCATGCATGACTTCAAATCCCAAGTTTGCTCTGTTGAGGACATCAGCCCAAGTGTTGATAACACGGCCTTGATCATCAATAATAGATTGATTAAAATTAAACCCATTAAGATTAAAGGCCATCGTAGCAACGCCAAGACTAGTGAACCAAATACCAATAACAGGCCAAGCAGCCAGAAAAAAATGAAGGCTACGGCTATTGTTAAAGGATGCGTACTGGAAAATAAGTCGTCCGAAGTAGCCATGTGCTGCAACAATGTTGTAGGTTTCTTCCTCTTGGCCAAACTTATAACCATAATTTTGACTTACTTCCTCACTCGTTTCCCGAACAAGACTACTTGTGACCAAAGATCCATGCATAGCAGAGAACAAAGAACCCCCAAATACACCAGCCACCCCAAGCATATGGAAGGGGTGCATGAGGATATTATGTTCCGCCTGGAAAACAAGCATGAAATTAAATGTTCCTGAAATGCCAAGAGGCATACCATCAGAGAAGGAACCCTGCCCAAATGGATACACAAGGAACACTGCAGCAGCAGCAGCAACGGGTGCGAGATAGGCAACAAAAATCCAAGGACGCATACCCAATCGGTAACTAAGCTCCCATTCCCGACCAGCATACGCAAAAACACCAATCAGAAAATGAAATACAACCAATTGATATGGACCACCATTATAAAGCCACTCTTCTAACGTCGAGGCTTCCCAAATTGGATAAAAATGTAAACCAATAGCATTGCTACTGGGTACAATAGCACCACTGATAATATTGTTGCCATAAAGCAACGAACCAGCAACGGGCTCACGAATGCCATCGATGTCTACCGGAGGGGCAGCAACGAACGCAAGGATAAAGCAAGTGGTCGCAGCCAACAAGCAAGGAATCATTAAAGCCCCAAACCATCCCACATAAAGACGATTTGAAGTACTCGTAACCCAGTTACAAAATGACTCCCATTGACTTACTGGTTGCTGACGAGCAATAGTAGCAGTCATGAGATAAACAAAAACCAAAAAGTACAAGTCCTTTCGGACTCATACAGTTTACCTCAATTCTTAAAGAACTATTAACTTATTTACGTCATTCTTCTTTCTCGTCATCCATAAAACGACAAGGCTCCTCAAATAATTCACTCATCTTAAGATCCTCAACCCTCTCCATCAATCCCCTTAAGTCCTCCTCAGTCAACATTTCACACATTGTCTTCCCTGCAAAATCTACATTCGCTGATCTCACCCTTTAAATATTTCGCATAAGCACTATTTGCCTTACGAAACATCTCGCATCCCTTACACCAAACGTCAACTGTCTCCTGACGTTCAACAAATTCAATCAATTCGCCTAGAGATCCATTAACTTCAGGGTGTTTAGTCATGATCGATAAAGAGCAACAACTGAATCCGTACCCTTCTGCATTAAAATAGGGCAGGATCCAAAAATTGTCGTTAAATCATTCACAATTCTTGCCCTCTCTCTTAATGCACCATCATATGGTGTCCCACTATTCTCCGTATCCCACTCCAAAACATCCGCTTTACGAAGTACACGACCCGTATCCTGCCCAACATTCGCCTCCTTCTGCTTCGCAACAGCAACATCAAACTCCCCTAATAATCCCCTTACCTTCGCAACTAACGTCGGACTATTAGCACCTAATTGATTACAACAAACAGTCGCCTCAGTAATCGTATAAGGACTCACCCATACACCAATCGCAATTAAAATTCTCTCAACATCTCCCGCAACCCACCCCTTACTTACATCTAATACAGCCACAATACACCTTAAATCTCACCTAGTATTCCCAGTTTATTACTTTCTCTCTTCGTTAACCTATAGTTTTCCTAAAAATATTGTTAAAATGGTACATTATTATATTAATCCACCATGCCACTTAATATCCTCCTCCCCTTATCCCTTATCCTCTCAATTCACTCAAAATCACCAATCGCTATAACACAAATACTTCAACAAATGTATCATGCGCTCGGCTTTGATACCTCTAAAAAATTACTCCTTAAACTCCTCCCCCTCCTCTCCCCTCAACAACGCGATTACTTTCGCTCTATCTCCCCCTCATCATGACATCTAACCCTCAATCCCGTCGCACAGAACCTTCTTACCCCTCATCCCCTTGGCCTACTCCCTCTCACTCCTGGATTATTCAACAAATTGACACCCGTATTCGTCATCATGAACTCCGTATCGCTATCTCCTCCGCTCTCGTAGGCCTCCCAATCCTCTCCTATATCCTTATCACCCTCCATCACCTCTCTAACACCTCACCCTAACCCTCTTCACTCCACTCGTCACCCAACAACTCCTCCACTTCTGCTCCCCCTTCTCCCGTCCAGCCTCCACCGCACTATCAAACATCATCACCATAAATACAATAATCAAAAATCGGGTGGTCAATCTTAAAAGTGGCATCTTCGGTTTCAGAAATTTTGCGAGATTTTTAGAGGGGTCAGTCAAGGAGTCGAGTGTGAAAAATCGGGGTGGGGGAGTATAAATGTACTCCCCGAAAGATTACCTTATCTCATGCTAGTACTGCTGTACTGGCAGCCACTGCCCTCGGGGCCGGCGCACTGACCACGGGTCTCGGCTGCAAGCAAGCGGCAAGCCTCAGGCTCCCCAGCGTCGCACCACGCGCCTAGGGTCTCGAGCCGCGCCTCTTGAATCGCAGGGGTGGCCTGGCTGGTCGCATACCATACGCCAGCGAAGGCGGCACCACAGGAGAACGCAGAAGCCAGGAGGAATGCTTTCATGGGTCTTGCCCTTGATTACCCCTGTATCATACACCCCAGGCGGATTGGTGGCCAGTGATGCTGTAACATTCTTTAATGTAACGAGATGCGACAGGCCCGCAGTGGTGGCCATAAACTCCTTATAATAAAGAAGTCAACACGGGCAAGACCCATGACCCACCGCACCACCGAAGCCATCATCACGCAGGCCGATGACCTGGCAGCACTGGCTGAAGCAAACCCCCACTACACCAACCTCAACGAAGATCAGCGATTCTGGTATCGCATGGCCCTACTTGACGTATGCAACATGTTAATCAACGACATGATTCCCTGCGAGGATCTTGATATTAACTCGGTTGCATCTTGCATTGACGCTATCGGTGACTGGCACAAACAGTTGTTTACACTTAACAAGCACCTGCCTAAGCAACAGTAACCACACGCCACTAACACTAAACAACTCAACACAGACAAACCCATGAAAACCCAAACCCAGATCCTTAACTTCCTTGATTCCTTACAGGAAGCCCGCGACAACTTCCATTATTATCATTGTATAAACTGGGGTCTTCCCTGGCTGCTAGTGTCACCCCTCAAAGATCTTCCCGACTTTGCTGATACTGTGCTTTACAAGCACAAGGAGTCATCGATCCTTGAGATGTTCACACGCTATGGTATACTTTACACTTTGCAGGAGTTGAACAACGAGGCGAGAATCTACCTAGATTGATATAACCAACTGCCCCTAGTACATCCGTACCAGGGGCTTTTTAGTGTTTATTTTTTTGTGAACTTTTGTAACGATAAGCAATCCTGATTGG